TTTTTTTTTCAGTTATTACTCTCCAGTGCTCCCTAAACCACCTCTATTCTTATCTCTCAATTTAGATACCTTCTTCAGGATTACTTTAGAAGATAATAACCATTTCAGTTTACTCCACCATGAAGCAAACTGTGATAATTGTGCCTCAAACTGGCATATTCTTGTTCCTTTTCTTAGTGTAGTATCCCTGAAAGCATATAAGGGAGCCATCCATTCATCTTTATCCCCATTATAAGCAGTATCTATAAATCCCATACTATTGGCTATACCAATTCCTTGCTTCTTAGGACTACTGCTTCTGCTATAAATTTTAGCTACTACATCCTTTGGTAACTCAACAGCAATTCCTAATCTTGCTACTACTATCTGACCTTTCTTTAAAGAAACATCTTCAGCTAACATAAGATCAAAACAATCTGAAGCCTTACCATTGGTTCTTACGGGCATACACCCATCTACTATCTCCTTTACTTTAATTTTCATACTTTAATTTCTATTTCTTCCTTAGTTCATAGTCTGTAACAAGTTTAAGGTGACCCTCAAACTCCTTATCAACTATCCTAAGACCATATAAGGTCTTAAGCTTCCTATCCTCAGTTACCACTACATTTATAATGTATACAATACCTGCTACTATCTTACCATAGTGGATACAATATGCAGTATCTCCTATATTAAACCCTGTCTCTACTATCATTGTTTAACCACACTTGCTATACCCACAATTCTTACACACAGTACAGCCTCCTTCCTGATATAAGGTACTACCACAGTCAGGACATACCTCTCCCTTAATTTCCCTTTCAGGTATATATTTAGCCAGAATCCTGCACATAGCTGAACTAAAAGATACTATATTATCATTAACCTTCTTTGCTGTTTTAATGATATATCCAATATCAACTCCATGCCTCAGGAGCATGGATGAGTAGAGAGTAGCTGCATTCTCTTCAGTATCTATATTTGCAGATTCAAGGTTTTCTATCTGAAGGAAGTCAGATTTAAACCTGTAGTGCATTTTACTTATCTTAGTAATAACTCCCTTATGAGTCTTAAAGTTTACAGGATTTTTAGGTCTGAATGCCCAAATCTCATAAGGCTTACCATCAAGTAATCCTACCAGTACAATAAATTGTACCCCCTTTGCCTTAGTCAGGTAGCAATCAGCTTCCAGATCCTTAGGTCTCTTAGGGGCTTGTCTACCCTCAATAGTTTTAGGTTTATCTACTTGGGTCAACACTCCCTCCCTGCATCCATCTCTGTAAACAGTGATTCCTTTCAATCCAGATCCCCAAGCCTTCATATAGATATCTGAAATCTTTTCTTCTGTTGTCTCCTTAGGAAGGTTAATTGTAGAACTTATACTATGGGTTATATATCTTTGTACTATACTCTGGATATCCACCCTTAGGTCCCAATCAATCTCTGGTGCAGTAGATTTATAATAAGGACTTCTCTCAAAAGCTTCCTGCCAGTCATCTGTATTCCAGTCAGCTATAGGTTTAGGATTCCAGGAATTATTAAGAACAGCCCATTTCTGTAAGTTAGGATGTACTACAGTAAACAAGGTATACTTTTCTCCTAGCTTATCTACATAATCTGCCCTGTCATCAGGAGACATACACTTCCTTTTCCTCTGGTAAAAGGGCATAAATACAGGCTCAATTCCTGAGGAACACTGTGCCATAATACTTACAGTGCCTGTAGGTGCAACTGTTGACCAACTTAAATTCCTTCTGCCATGTTCAAGCATTCTTTCACATTCAACAGAAAAGCATATACTCAATATCTCATACCACTTGTTATGTCCTAGCTTTATATTCTTGAATTCAAGTTCCCCATCCCATGCAGGAAATGGCCCTCTTTCAATAGCCATATCTACCTGACAATCTAATTGGGCATAGAACATAGTCTTCATAATATCTCCTACCTTACAAAATACATCGGAGGAATTATAAGAAACACCTAACATGGCAATAGCATCTGCCAGTCCTGTAAATCCTAACCCAGCCCTTCTTCCCTCTTCAGCAGTTTTCTTAAGTTTACTCCATAATCCAGACTCTGCACTATCATCTTTGGTAGCTTCGATAATTCTGTCTACAGCCTCAAGTTCTAAATCAACAAGGTCATCAGCCAGCCTCATAGCCTCATAGGAGTGCTTATACAGCAGATCAAAGTCTATTTTTGCATCTGGTGTAAATGGGTCTTTAATATAACCTGTGAGATTCATATGCATCAATCTGCAACTATCATAAGGACCCATTGGTATTTCACCACAGTTATGGGCTATTACACCTTCTACTACTCCCCAATGATTATTACCTTCCAGATTAAAATCATATACATAATCTGTAGAGTGTCTCTTCAGTTCCTTGACTAGGGGAGCTGTTTCCAATATACTTTTTTCTAAAAGAGAATTCTTTTCCTTTTGTATAAAGGCTATACACTCAGCAAACTTTCTTATACTATTAGGCTCACTTATAACAAGAGTGGGAGTATTACAATTATCTACATAACTTTCAATACCGAAATCCACATATAATACATCCTTAATATCTTCAAGAAGGTTGGAAGATTGCAGTGGTAAGACAATATCATTATAAATAATAAGAGCTTTAGCACTAAATATACCTTTTAAGAAAGATGCCTCATTATTAAGTTCCCATTTATGAAACTGAGGAGGAAGACCTCTACCAGCATATGTTGGAATATCCAGTATCTTGCACAAGGTATTATATTTGTAACTTTTACAATATGAACTTCCCTTGCTGACATTAAACATATCAGCTATGTCCTCATTACACCATGTTTGAATCTGTATATCTCCCACTAATTGCCCTTTTGTATCTATCAATGCACTGAAGTTCCCTTCCATAAAGATATATCCCAATCTGGTAAAATCATTTATATCAGTATTGAAAGTAAAATATGGCATTAGTCTCTTGCCCTCACACTCACTAATAGGCAGTTCTTTCCCATCAGCTGTCATGAAATGATGGTCTTTTGTACACAGAATAGACTCTTTATTCCATAGTACTACTTCATAAATCTCTTTCTCCCCGTTACACCATACTGTACCTTTAACTTCCCTCCCATTAGAATCTATGAATCTTACTTCTTTATTATTAAGTTGCTCAAAGGTTTTATATCCCTGAGTAGTCAATATCTTCATCTTACCATGGAAACATGGGTTAGTACTAACCATCCTGAATTTATCATATATACCATCAGGAGAATACTCATGCATCATGGTTTCAAATATAATTCCAGGTTCTGCTGTATTCCAGGCACAATGAATAATGGTACCCCATAGCTCTTTTGCTCTTACTTTTTTAAAGAAAGAGGTAGATTGTTCATCTTCTGAAAAGAACCATAATTCATTATAGGGCATTTCGTCTACTGAAAGACCCTTAGGAACAGGTTCATTTACAGGAAATCTAAGGATATAATCCTCATCATTCTCTACAGCTTTCATGAATTCATCAGTGACCTTTACACTTATATTAGCTCCGGTTACTTTAGTTAAGTCCTGTTTTTTAGTAACAAACTCTTCAACATCAGGATGATTAACACTTAGACTTAACATCAATGCCCCCCTATTTGGACTAGATCTTAATTATTCATTTGAATAATCTTGGGTGCTACTCTGGTTATTAAGGGTTCCATTTAACCCTCCAGTAGTCTCTGCACATTCTGTAGAAAGGTCTACAGCACTGCTCAATATTGCACTATCATTAGTGGTTCCATTGAATTCTCCCAATTCAAGACGCAGGGCATTAAAATTATTAAATTTTCTTTTTAAAGGTATAAAACTAGTATCTTTATATAAATAGTTATAGAATGTAATAATATCTTTCTTATTAGCAAATTCCAACACATAACAATCCTCATCTGACTTAGGTCTAACCATAGTAGTTATACCTAGTTTAAACAATACTTTTTGCACACTGATTAAAATAGACAGAGATGAAGTAAAGCTTACTTTATGCCATAATCTATCTCTATCTTTCCTATATCCCCATGTTATGCACCCATCTGCATCAAATATCCCTCTAATCATATAAACCTCTAACTGCTTATTTATTATTGGGACATTTCTATTTTTCTTATTATCACCCCCTATAAACTTATTTATACCTATTAGTTTTCTAGTGATTCTTATTCTGGGAAATCTTCTTTTCTCTTTAATTATGGTATTATCTACATGATAATTTAACCCCAGTAAAGAACTAAATAGTTCTAATATTTCAGTATCTCTGATACTAATACTAATTTCTACTAATTCATTATTAACAGCCCCATCTGCTATTATAAACCCTAGCATATAGGCTACTTCCTTAGTAGTTATAGCACTCAAATGGTAAGAATCATACTTAGGTTTTTTATATAAACCTTGTAAGTTATACTGTCTGATATATCTGGATATAGTATTATTAGATACATCATACAGTCCTGCCATTTCCCGTGTAGTTTTACCTTCTTTAAGTAAACTTTCTAATTCTTCCTTTTTAATGTTACATACTCTATTCATTTTCTGTAAACATTTAATTAATATATTTAATTAAGGATTATTTTACGTCTTCCATTTTGAGCAACCTCATTAGTAATATCTGAGCACACATCCATAAAAGATGCTGCCCCAGTGGATGTTCTGGCAGCATTATTTACAGCTGCTCCTCTTGGTCTTAATAAAGATAAGTCATAACCATCTCCTCCACGTCTCTTCATGAGTTGGACCTGTTCTCCTCTTATCTTCATTATATCTGAATAACTATCCTTTGGACTGCCTGTCACAAAACAATTACTTAATGAAACCAATTGTCCAGTCCCACATCCTGCCATAACTGAACCTCCTGGTATAATATATTTGAAATCCTTGAACAGATTATAAATTGATTCCCCATCCAAGTCTTTCCTTTTTCTGCCATAAGTTGATAGTTTGTTCTTATAATCTTTATCAGAAGCTTCCTTAATATACTTCTCCTCTACTCTTGTAAATTCACCTGCAAGCCTTCTATGCATATCATCAGGGTTTTGTTCCCCTTCTGCTGCATACTTATTTCTCCATGTAGAAGCAGCTAATTCATCCCCATTAAAATACTCTAGTTCTGTCATACTAATTTTAAGTTATTTATCTGTAACACACCTTCATTATGTAAAGCATCCTTACTATATTTAGTCTCAGGATTCTCCAAATACCAATTCAAGTCTACCAATATGCTCCTCCAGTCTCTTAATATTTCCCCAGAGTCACTCATGAGGTCCCCTACTGCATGGTTAAGAGGAAACTCCCAGATTAATGGTGCTTTACTTCTTCTGTTTATGGTACAAAATCTGTAAGTATCTATAGTAAAATCCTTAAAATAAGGATCACTATTTATTACCTCATTAAGGATATATGTATATAATCTACTCTGTATATCATACCTCCATTTAACAAAAGAGTCCTGAAACTCTTCTTCATAATGACCTGTGGTTTTTAAATCAAAGGGGGTAATAACCTTTGCAGAATGATTTATAATTAATTCATCAAACATACATCTTACAGGTATTCCTATATAAGAAGCCTTAAATTTAGCCTGAAACACCTTCTCTATAGGATACTCACTTTCAGTAAACAGATAATTGGTTATACTGTTAGTTAGTAACTCATCCCTGCAAAGTATTACATCCTCATAATCAGCTGTTGACAGTATAGATTTATCTTCAGCCAGCTTAAGTAAACTATAATACTCTCCACAGGATTCCTTGATCTTCTTTACTCTGAAGTTCTCATATTTATCCCCCTTATAATATCCATTGACATCAGCTGCTTCACTAATATAAATACTTGGGATATCCTCCAACTTGCTATACAGATGTCCATAAGCAGAATACAGATACCTTGTAATGCTTATCAAGGAGTCTGTTAAAGGAGGAAAGTCACATACTATAAATCTATCATTAAAAGCATCCTCACCATCAGTTATAAGGGCATCCACAGCTGATCCAAAAGTGAGACTTGGAGTCTCTATTTTATCATACAAGTGAGCCAGATTTCTCCATCCCTCCCTCTCAAATCTACTCAGAGTAGAGTATGATATGGCAGGATCTTTTCTATACTCTTCCTCTGTTACATTCCATATCAGTTCATTAATACTCTTCCCTGCCATTTTCAGTTAATCCTCCATTTATTTGAAGCAGATAAAAATCCACCTCAGATTTTAAATTATTCAGTTCTGCCTGATCACATTTAAGGAGTTCTGGGTTAGGATTCTCCTTCCTTGCATTCTTCCTTACTTTATAAATAGCTGAATCTACAAGCTCTTTAAGGGACTCAAAATCCCTTCTTTGAATAAAATTCTCTGCAAGACCCTGATCTGTCTCAGGAAGGTTGCAGAATAACTTCCTCATTCTCTCTACTGGATACATGTGTTTTAATGATTTCTATTGCCTCTAGCAACTGTTTTTTACTAAATATTTCAAAGATAATATAATCTCCTTTATCAGGCAGTGACTCAATATACTTTCTGAGCATCTTAAACTTATAAGGAAATACATCATTTACATTACCTTTAACCTCTATGATGATCTTAAGACCCCTGTGCTCCATGTAAAAATCAGGAGTATAGGTTATATCCCTTAATTTACCCAGATTAAGTTTATTCCAACCAGAACTACCTCTATTCCTAGGAGAAGACTTGGTATAGAAAGGTACTGTAGGCCTATACCCTTCCCAGAGAGTATAGGTATGTTCTTCATATCTTGGATCAAAACCATTTTCCTTTAGTACCTTATATACCATAGCTTCAATCTTTGACCTGAATTTGACACCCCTATACTCCTGAGGAGTAGCATTCAGTATCTTTTTATTCATTTATAAACTTAATAAAGTCATCTACACACTGCTTTGATTGATCTATCTGAACCCGTTCTAAATTAGTATCTTCACTATTAGTATCTATCTCCTTTATTACATGAAGAAATATAGCTTCCAAAAGTAAAGGTTCTATCATATATACTGTATAAAGAGCATTCTTTAAGTTATCCATCCTCTCTATTGTGTTAATCAGTATATAACTAAGACATTGCCTCATAATAGTAGTTTTGTCAAGCACCTTCTTCTCTACTAACTTTTCCAACTGCTCTTCAGTTAATACTATATCTACAGGTTTATCATCACCCTTAAGGGTTATTGATACAGGACTTCCTGGTTCATACTCAATGTATTGATCATGCAATTTAAACTTAGGTTTCATATTCTGTATAAAATTTAATATCTTCTCCGTACTTACTCCTAGTAAGTTCTTTCAAGACTTTAAATATAGTAGAGGGCATCTTTTTACCAATCCTTGCATAATATGCAGGGTGCTTCTCCTCCAATACTATATTAGTATACTTGTTTATATAAGGCCTTAATGTTTTAGCCTGTTCACCAAACAGTACATAGATTAACCCAGGATTCCATTCTGATAAATTCTTAAGAAGAGAAGACATAAAGGGTCTCCATATCATAGAATGAAGGCCTGTAACCCCTACCTTAGTAGTAAGTGCTGAATTTATCATCAGGATACCCTGCTCAGCCCAACTCTCAAGGGTATGATCAAAAATGACCCCACTGTGAGGTATTTCATAGTCAATAGCAGCTTCTTTTATTATCTGAAGGGAAGGAGACAGATCTTCCTCAGTTGTCTCCTTCCTGTTGCCAAATAATATACCTGTAGCAACTCCCTTTTGAGGGTAAGGGTCCTGTCCTATCATAACTACTTTAAGATCCTCATAGGGGCATAATTTGAATGCCCTGAATATATCAGGATACTTAGGGCACAAGAACTCTATCTGACTCTTATCAAGACTGGATAATGCCTTATACATAGAATCAATATCTATCACTCTGAGCCATTTACCAAAATATTCAATCATACTGGTCATTCATAACTTCCATTAAAGTGTCAAAGTTATCTGATAAGAATTTATGCACATCCTCATTGATATCCACACCTTGAACAGGAGGCTCTGGAGTATCTATAAATGTGCTGGTAACATCTTTTATTTCCACTGGAAGCTTACCTACACCTGCATAAGTAACACTAAGATAAAAGGGTAGCAGGCTCTGCATAATAAATTTATATAAAGGATCTTTAGTATCTATAGCTACCTTAGGGTGTATATACAATTTGAAGTCCCTCCCCTTATAAGTTATAATAAATAGTATGTCACCTTCCTCCTCCATGATAAACCCAGCATATCCCAGATAATACTTAGAATTTATGGATACCCTGTTTGCAGCACTGATACATGAGCCACTTAGTATCTTGAAGACATTTGTAGCTACAGATGTTGAAGGAACTATATTGTTATATAATAAAGGAATATACAACTCTATCCCATGTTTAATACAGTCAGGAAAAAATACTGGAACTTCTTCCCCTGCTGTGCATTTAAGGGTTCTTTTGAACAGATCAGAAGAGTAAAAAGTGTCTGCACCACTATGTCTCTTATAGATATTCTGAAGGAGTACAGAGGGAGGGAATGATAACCCAGATCTATACTTATTTGGAATTTTCATAGCTTTTCTGTTTTAAAGTACATTTGCTCTCCCATATAAGTAGTCATAAAAGGAACATCCCTTTCAATTAATGGGTTACACCTATTAGTTATAAAATTAATCAGTATATTAACCATAATAGAAGCAATCATATTAGCCATATATGAAGTTTGCTTATAACTACACTGAGTTTGCTCTGCCCTATTACTGGTAAACAACCACTCTTTACTATATTCATCCATAGCCTCAGTATCATTTCCCTGTATAGCAAATACCTGAAATTCTTCTGCTGCCAATCTACCATCAATTAGTAGGCAATTCTCCTGTTCCTCAGGAGATTTGTTAAGTACATGTGTCTTCCAGTTATTAAAGAAGATTCTTCTTGCATTCATATTGTCAAACCCACATATCATGATATCTTTGGTAGGAGACTGCTCTGTATACCTACTAGGATATGCATTACTGCGATAGAAGTTACTACAGTTAGCTATAAACTTAGCTGTGGCTGAAACCTTGGTAGATCCTATATCTGATACTCCATAGAGTTGACCTGACAAATTTACTCCTTCAACAATATCAGGATCATACAGGTCCAGTTCTTTAATATTCAATCTGCTTAACAGAAAAGCTACATAACTACCAATACCTCCTAATCCTGCAAGGAGAACTTCAGTATAACATATCTTATTAAACCATGTAGCACCACTGAACCTACTGACATTCTCTCTGTACTTAATATCTTCTTTGATATTACATATATGGAAACCAGCAACATAATCCTGCATATCCTCTATAGACTCAGGACTAATGTTACCTTCTTCATCAAAAGAGAGTGGATTCAGTGAGGACGATCTTCCTAGGTTAATATTAGCTGATATAGTATTAAGTACGTCTACACATAGTTTATTAATATAAAAGCATACAATCAAATTATTATAGCAGGTATGTAACCTGTATAAGTCATTACCAGATTCTGTGATTGTTATAGCTCCTCTGGTTATCCTGTGAAGCATCATTTGGAATCTAATAAGATCAAATAATTTAAAATCAGGCTTTTCCTTGATAGGTAATGTATCTTCTTCAAGTTTATCTATCCAATATCTAGATACAAGTATAGTACCACTTCTATTATAGAGTACCTTATAGTCAGAATTATGCTCTAGGATAGTCATTTGTATTCCCATCCTGTAGGCTCTTATAATAGATTTGGCACCTTCTACAGAGGCACCATACAAATCTCCGGAGACTTTTGCAGAGGTGAAATCATCCGGGTAAGGCAGTAAACTATAATAATACTTATATAATTCATCTACATAATCGTAGGCTTCTTTCAGATTTATATTGTCCATTTCTAATATATTTCTTGGGATAATAACTCTATATATGTGTCAATGTATTTATTAGCAGGTAATTTTTTCAAGGCTTTTATTAAAGCCGATGCTAATGTATTTCTAAGCCCACTCTTGTTTAGGGAATGTTTATAGAAATCAGGTTCAGGTACATCAAGGATATAATCTATCATATTTGATGCCCAATACTCAAAATCTTCAATACTCTGGAATCTTTTGGAGTACATCTTATCCATAGACTTACTCCATTTACCCAAATCAACCTTACTATCTCCACTCAATAGTACACTGGTTGTAATAAGCTGATTTACCAAACCATTGACTAATTTGTCAGTAACTATCCCACCAATAACATCATCAAAAGGACTTACAGGTTTAGAATACTTGGGAAGAGGCTTTCCTTTGATAACTGGGTTAACTCTTTTCTCCTCAGAACCCTTATTAACCTCAACTCTCTTGAGATTCCTTACTTCTAAAACCCTCTGCATAACATCCAGATCATGCTCACTATTAATTACCTGAAGTTCATAATATTCCAGGAAAGTTTCTTTATTTTCAGAAACCTTATTCTCAACATCCTCTTTTCCCCATGAAGAGCATTTATTCTCCGATTGTATATTTTGTGTACTATGGACCACTCTTGTAACTGCTGCTGAATAAGTACCTGCATTATTAACAATAAGAGATACAAAATTAGGCATGTCAGCACCTTCAGATTTCAATGTACTAAGATCAGTGCCACTAAAGAATGTACCCATTTGGTTGTGTGAATGGATCAATCCCTGATAAACCCCTTCTTCCAGTAATTCGGGGTTATTAACTATATATGCAGCTAAGTCAGGGGAAGTACTAAAACAGGTATAGGCACTAGACCCTTCATCCATCTGAAAGATATCTATACACTCTATCTCAAGATCCCCACCACTGAATGATCCTGAAACTGTATAAAATAGCACTCCGGACCATTCTATATTGGATATGTAGGAGCATAATGTACGAATTTTATACTCCACTTTAGGAGATATTTTCATCTTATATAAACAGGGTCCTTTTATCAGACTCAGTTGCTTGTTTTCCATACTTATTATTGATTAATTCTAGAATTACATTAACTATAGAGGACACTATAACTATATCAAGGGCTTTTGTAATATTATCCTTACTTACATCGTAAGAACCTAATATTTTAAGTTTAACCGCCTTACCCTTAAAATATAGGACAGCATCTTCTGTTTCTTCATCACTAACTTTATCTAAAGTCACAGGTTCTGAGAGAGTATAGTCCCCTACTACATAATCAGCTAAATAATAGGCCCATTGAGAACTACGGATTCTTATGTTTATATCACTAAAATATGAATCAAATGCCCTTGAAACTGCAAGATAAGCATCTGTAAAAGACATACCAAGCCTATATATCTGCCCATCAAAGTTAAATCTTAACACCCTGTTATCCAGTAGATATCTCATAAACTTTGGGAAATCTATAGTATCCTTAAAGGAACTACCAGATCTCATTAAACCATGTAAAGTAAAATTATCCAGTTTGATATTTGATTCCCACATATCTTCCATTCTCATGTAAGGGCCTCCCTTCAGGGACTCAGTTTCTACATATTTTGACATTTCAGCACAATAAAGATACCACATATCAGGCTCATAACCTACTGAAAGAGTAGTCATAGTAGATCTGATAGGCCCACTACCAAAACAGGGTGCACTAAAGCCTAGGAGAGTTGCATAGGGTCCCTTTGTAGTCCACTTAGGGATATGGCTGTGTATATATCCACACTTATATTCTACCAGAGAAAAAGTGGTTTTAGTTAATTGCATATATCCCTGCATGTGGCCATTAGCTCCCACTGGGGTTTTGGTATAAACATCCTGCATCTTATGGGACTGCCCAACTTCATTAGTAATTACAACCTCAGGGAAATGCACTACGATACTTAAGTTAAAATTATAACCATGATAGTCTAATATAGACTCCAGATTAAGATAAATAAACCATATAATCAGGTCTTCAGGTATATCTGGAGGATTAAGCTCCCCTATATGTTTGAGTGCTGAGCAAATGCTGCCATCTGCTTCCAGGTTATCTATCTTATTCAGACGGTCTGTGGTAAGGGTATATCTGGAGTCCAAGAGATATTTCCTACTAGCTCGTTCCAGTTTATCTATAATTAACATCCTATGAAACTGAAAATCTACCTTATCCTCTCCAAAGAAAGAATTAAAAACATTAAGTACCTCCCTAGGCTTCTCCAGTATCTTGTCCAGTATAAGCCTTTTTGCTTCTTCTATATTCATCGCATAATTGTATAATAAAAGAGAAAAGGAGGGGTATTATCCCCTCCTTATATTAAAGATTAAATAAATCTGCTACCTCATCCTCTATTTCTTCCAACTGTGTTTCACCCTTCTCTTTCTTCTCTACAATCATAGTTTTCTCCTCAAGTGCATACATCATAGCCTGATAAGCCTCCTCTTGTATCTGATCTTTATGCATATCTATCAGTTCTTTTACAATATCAGCTAATGTATATGCTTTAGATACATTACCTACAGTCTCAGAAGTTTCTACTGCCTTTTTAGGTTTTCTTTCTGAGGTAGGTTCAGATGCCTTATAAGAAACATTATTATACTGTGTGTTTGCCAATTCAGGAGGAGTCATAGTACAATCATCCAACAGCTCCTTCAGTTCAGCAGTCTTACAGTTAGTGAAGTTTTTACCATATCTTGCAACACATTCTTCCTGTAACTTGTGTTCTTTGATTTTATTCAGGATATCAGTTCTTTCTGAACCTGACTCAATCTTTTTCTTGGTATTAGTTAATAAGAATACCAATTCATTAGTCATACCTCCTTTACAAGGTACCTCAAGAGGAAGAACAGCCGAATTATCTGTAAACTCTGCTTTTAAATGACCTTCAAGGAAAGACATGTTGTGGTAGGGGATATCCAGAGCCCTTAACTCTGATTTTAAATCCCCTAAGGTAACTGCCTTAGAATCAATTCTTACCTGTTTCTGTAACTGTGTGCTTACTACTGTAATTTTTCTTGTTTCCATTGTATTTTTTTTGGTTATTAATTGCCTTCAAACAAGGCTACTATTATCTCTTTAAATCTAATAGGATCTTTTAAGTGTTTATATAAGTCTGATATATCCTTTTTACCATCTATATCAGGAAGTACCAGATTAGTAAAGCCTGTAAGTTTAGCTAGTTTCTCCCCATCTATTAATCCTGCTTCATCATTATCCAATAAAATATACTGTTTATTGTACCTCCTCTTTAACTCACCTATGGCAGTATCACTCATGCCATAACCTTCTCCTTGAGGAGCTAAAGCTGGTATACCTGTGTTAGCCCAAAGACATAATGCATCCTTTAATGATGCACATATACATACCTTTTCTCCATACTCAGGTATCTTAGTCCATAGACTTATTACAGACCTGTCATGACTACTAGCCCATTTGAATCCCTTTTTATTAAAGGGCTGATAGAATTTAAAGGTAGTTTTTCCCTCTTTAAACTCTACATAGACATAAGCATGCTTATCAGCAGCAAATACATACCTATTGTTACCTTTTATAACTATTTTATGAGAAATCGCATATATATCTGCTAACTTAAGCCATTCTTTACTTATACCAAATGAGCTCCAGAATTCATAGTCATAGTCTCTCCAATCCCTTACCTTACACTGTAATTCTACTGGCTCCCTATCCTTAATAGACCTTACTAATCCAGTCTTATTAAGACTTTTACAACCATCAGTATGTTTTATTCTAGGAAGATCTTTCCATATATGAAGTAATACCCCATCATAGTTTTCTCCCCAAAATCTACCCAATAAATCAAATATTCCCCCTGCATCTCTTGTCTTCAGATCTGTCCATAGTACCTTTGACCCATCCTTACTATATATTCCAAAGGATGGGTGTTTATCAGGTCTTAAAGGACTTGATATTATACATGGTATATTTCTTACCCCAAAGTAATGCTCTAATATATCTGATTCTGTTACCTCTGATAGTATTAGTTCTGAAGTTATATTAGGTTTACCTATACTGATAGCCATTTGTTTTTTTTTTTTTAGTTATACTTCCCAGGGAGCTGCAAGACTTTCAGGTGCAGAAGGTTCTGCTGTTGCAGGGGTGAATGTAGTTGCCTGCACCACATTTTCATGCAAAGGTTCTACAGAATACTCTGTAGTAGCTGCCCCTCCATTATTCTGAAAATCAACAATAGCTGCATCCAATTTGCTATAATCAGTTACTGCATTCTTAGCAAACTCCCTATTGAACACAGCTTGATACTGTTTTCCCTCATCATTGGTTCTTACACCTACAGCAGCCTTGAACATATATTCCTTAGCTAAGTCAATGAGGCTCTTAATCTCACTTAGGTCTCCTTTAAACAAGGCATCCATATCCAGACTTACCTCACTATCCTCAGGATTACTCTTCATTACCCATTTCCCATCTTTATAATCCATCACATTAGGGATATTCAACCATTTGATAAGGAAGTTAACCAGTAACTCTTCCCCTTGGAATGCTGCTCTATAGTCTGCACTAATATTAGCAGGTCCATTGGAATACACAGGGATCTTATGATCTTTATACTCATCCTTGGTCACCCATGCAGTTCTCCCATACTTATCAATGATCTGGACTTTATCTGACTGGGATTTTCTATAATCCTTTACCAAAGTGAAACTTAGTGGTAAAGTCAACTTGATACCACTATTAACCTTTGCCTCAGGAACTGTTTGGATATAGAAGGTAAGTCTGAGTTGATCTTTGCCTTCTTCTGTTTTAGTCTTGTATTCAGGTTCCTCATCCAAATCTCTTCCTGTGATTCCCTTTAATTCAGCTTTATTAGGATTTACAGCCAATACTTTAAAAGCTGCTACCCCTTTATACAGTTTAAATACTCCTTCTTCTGAAGCTTTTCCTGCTTTAACTGCCATAAATACTTTATTCTCCATATCTGTTTCTATATTGATTTCTTTTATTAATTATAATTCAGGTAACTCAGAATCTCCATCATTACCACTTTCCTGAGGTAACTCTTCTTCTGTAACAGGTTGTACAGGTACATTTGATTCTTCTGTAGCAACTTGATTTGCAGGACTGGTACTCATTCCATTAAGGTATTCTTCCGAAGAATATCCACCTGTAAGTTCCCTGATGGGAGCTTCAAATTTCTCAATAGTAGCACAAACACTACTATACTTATCAGTTAATTCTTTCAATTTACCTTCCAGCTTTGCCTTTTGGGATCTTAATCCCTTAACATTCTGGGCAGTTCTTTTGACCATAGCTACCTCAATTCTGCTTAATTCTTTCATTTTATTTTGGTTATTTTGCTAAAAAAGCCCTGAATCTTCCTTCACCTTCAGGAACTTCTATTATTAATACATTAAATTTTCTTTGATAATACTCTAAAGCCTCCTTGATACAAGATATCACAGAGTGAGTAATAACATACTGAATAAAAAGCTCAGTCTTCTGGGGATCTTTATTATGCTCAAGGCAATAATCCCTTATATACCCACTGGCATCATTTGTATCTACTCTCCCCTGCATCCAGTCATTAGACATCCTTACTGTTAATTCTCTATCCACTATAGGAATATTTTAGACATATCCACAGTTACATTGTTGTCAGGATCAGATGATGCGACTTCAAACTTTTTACCTCTCAGGTGTAAAGGTCTAGCTTCTTTAAGTGTACTATCTCCTCCTTCGAAAGATATAATTGTTTTATTCCCTTCCCTGTAGATATATCCAATTGCATCTGCTTCACCACATATAATATCTCCCAGTTTACCAGCCAAATCAACTGACATTTCAGACATCTCTTCCCCATCTTTCTTGATCTGTTTATCCTTTACATGGGCTACTAAGATAAGAGTCTCACACAGGGGTTTGAATATATCAATCATTTTCCGGACTGCATTCCTTAGGTACATATATCCAGCCCCATTAGGAAGTAGTCTTACATCTGCTTTAGAATCTGGCATAGGTTTTCCATTAGCATCTTTAATTGCCTTTCCTAAAGGATCTTGCAGCATACCCCAACCCCGACCCATTGCAGTATTTCTATATAGATGAGCTGCATAGCTAAGTGATAATTCTTCAAGTCTTGTAGCATTATCAATAGTTATAAACCTGTAAGGAAACTTACCTGTTGCTTCCATCTCTTCCTTGACACTTCTTGCTGTATCAAATAACTGTTCAGCTGTTCTTACCTGAACATCCATAACACTTAAAGCTCTGTACCCATTCTCTAAATCTATAATAAGATTAGAATCAAGGGAAGCCATCAAGGTACTTTTACCACTCTTTGGCTTACCAAACAGCACTATAAGTGCCGGATTATAATTTTCAGCTTTCTTTCTCTCTTTTGGTAATATCATATTTACTTTATTAAAGGGCTGCAAAAGTAATAACTCTTTTTATCTTTTGCAACCACATCCTTGCTTTTCTTACTCTTGCTTTTCTTATATGTATACCCATAAATACCAGATTAATAGGTTTTCTGATATTATTCTCAATATAATTCAGGCACTTAGTTATACCATCCTTATCTGTAGGTAAGGGTAACTCATTAAATACACTGACTGCCCCATCAAAGAATAATGGACATACCTGGCCTGCTGCTCCATTGTCCCTATCCTCAATAACCTGCATAAACCTGATATTGTTCCTGAACTTAGTTATATCATATCCTTCATAGTCCTTCAAACCATACTTAAATGGGTTATATAAACCAAGTATCAGGTTTACATCTCTGGTAGTAGTCTTACAGTCTGCAAGACCATCTGAGGATGGCATCATTTTATTTAACTTTTGATTTTCAATCCCTTCCTGAGCCTGAGCCTGATGCTGGATTGCAGTGATATTGAAGTTAAACTGGTCTCTTTGAGTAATGAAATATTTGCTCATTTTCTCAATAGTCTGCATCTTGTTCATACCACTTTCCTGCATAAGATTGGAGTAGTTATCTAAAATAACCAGTACATACTCATCCTTATCATCTGGTTCATAATAATCTATGGCCTCCTTCTCTTCTTCCAACCCAAGCTCATTCTTCACAATAATCTTCTTAAAATGAAACTTACCCCTACTCAAAGCAAAATTCCTACAGTACTTGTTAATTCCGGTAGGGTTCCTTTCTGAGTCAATATAAGTTATTATTTCTCTGAATTTTCTGATATACTTCTGGTATCTCTCAGAATCAATTAAGTCTAATATCTCCTGAGGGACAGGTTTGTCAGCTGAGGTACTCTTCAAATCAGTAGGACCTATCCTTATTCTATCCAATCTGTACAGTAAATGGCAAAGGAAGTCATAGAACTTCTCCTCTTTACCCATTTCAAGAGTAAAGTATAGTATCTTCAGTCTTAGTTGATCTGGGTGCTCAATTGCATAGAAAAAAGGTTCATAGACCAGTATATAGTCTGCTAATTTAGACTTACCAATTTTTTGATTCGCTGTAATGATATTATACCTTCTTTTCTCTATTCCGGGGAGATATGCTCTTAATCTTGGAAAAGATAGTGGGATACAATTTATCTTGCCGTCTAATATCCTCTGTCTCCTGACTTTTAGATTCTCCAGTGCTCTGTCAAATAAGTCCTTTTCTTCCATAGGTTAAACTAATGTAGTTGTCCAGTCATTAGTGAGGTCATCTGTTTGCCCTGCATTCTCAATATAATTAGCCAATTCTGAGATAGGTACCTTTGTTCCATCCTTTATCTCTTCCTTCCAGATAAAGTACTGGAGTAATCTCATAAACTTATAGTCCCCATTAAATCCGGAAACATAGGCTTGGGTTGCACTAATGATTTGTTCATCAGTATAATCATTCCCATACTTTTTGAAGAAGGTCTGTAACTTCCTCTTGATATCAGTTTTATTTCCTCTCCAATACTGGTTATTAAAATTCTTACCCTCAGGATAAATCTGCTGTAACTGAGGTACAAGTGCATCAATCCTTGATACTACATCTGTACTCCCAGTTAACTTATCAGAATCTAAAATGATATTGTTCAGTATAGTACCTCCTGTTCTGGTTATAAAATACCCTTCAGGCAAATAAGTCTCCCTATTATAAGCTTCACCTATAAATCCCTTATTCAGCAAATCAGATTTTGCTTCCTCAAGATCTATACTATTCTGTACAGCTATCATAAAGAGAACCTCTCCCAAAGATACCCCACTAGCCTGAATAACTTTATCATTTAAGGAGATGGTCATTCTTAATTATTTAATAATACGTCCAAATGAGCATCTTCTTTCATTTCACATTCAAAGCATGCCCTGCTACTGAATGTTAATTCCTTGTAAGCTTTAACAATAGCATCTGCACAACATGCATAAACCCTGCTGGCTTTACTGAAAGCTTTCTCCTTGCATCTTGCCTCAGCTATTTTTCTTCCTAATTCAGGGGAATATTTATCATCAGGGTGAACTCTGGCTTTAGCTTTTATTTCAAAATCCCCTAGATAACCTAGACCAAATCTATCCATAATAAGTTCAGGATCTATGTAACCCCATGCAGGATGCTTATTCAGATTAAGAGATACATCCATTGTACATATGGTTACCCCTGCCTCCTCAATATCTATATATCGAGGCTCACTAAATGTGACTAATGTCTTCATATTTCCAATTCTTTAATATTTTCAATAATAGTTATGTATTTTTCATCAATTCCTTCAAGTATCTTTTCAAGATATTCTGCATCTCTGGTATTCTTATAGTACATTATAAACAGTATAGGATCTTCTGCCCTCATAGCTCTGCCTGATTTCTGTATAAAAGCCCTTTCTGCCCCATCCAGTTGTATTATAACTCCTGCTTCAATACCCTTCAGATTCTGCCCTTCTTGTAGCATTCCAACAGCATATAACTCCTTAATTTCCCCCTTATTGAACTTATCAATCACTTCCAGGGAATCACCCCTCTCTGAATGTATAGCATTCTTCCCCCCTAAAACCTCAGCCTGAAGTATACTGGAGCAGAAACAGATAAACTTCTTACCTCTCAGCTTCCTGAGGAGCCTTTCAGCCTCTCTGGTTTTTATGTCTCCCAGGAATCTTTTTCTCTTTAACCCTGTTTGAAGCCATTTATTCTTCATAGCTTCATTCTGTAACATAAAATACCTCTTCTTATAATACTCTGACTGTTCATCAAGGTACTTATACTTCTGCTGCTCAGTACATTTTATGTTCAGCTGCATATTAGGGTATAGTAACTTGTTTTTCAGATAAAACCACCTATTCTCCCAAGTGGTATCCATAGTTACCCTTTTATTCCTGTTTCCCCACTCTATAGTAACTGTTTGGCTCCCTTTATGATCATCCAGAGTCAGAGGTATAATATAAATCTTTGGTTCACTGAGTATACCCTCTTCTATTCCCTGCCTCAAAGTTACTTTATTCACTTTGAATTCCCCATATATCTCTTCCAAAGAAGAAATAGTAGCCTCAGGAAGAGTTGCTGATAGTAGCAGGATCTTATTTGCATGAATATCCTTGAGAATATCCAGTCTGAGATCTGAGCCAGAATGATGGGCCTCATCAAGAATTAAGAGATCAAACTGTTGATCCCTGTAATTCTTTAGTGAGGCATATGTAGTAAATTGTACCCTTGGGAGCAAACCTTCTGCATCAAACTTATTAAACTCAGCTACCCAGTTACTCCTATGGGCTACTTCTGCTATTACAAGTAATACAGTATCAGGTATCAATTCCTTTACAATATCAATGGCTGCCTTAGACTTACCTAACCCAGTACACCATTCAAGGATTAACCTGTTATGGGTCTTTATGAGATTTACTGCCTCTCTCTGTAATTCTGACCTTTTCATCCTGGAAAAATTGAGTCCCTGGTGTAAGAGGTACTAATAAGAGTCTCATTGCCTCTATATCTCTTGCAGTACTTCCCTATATTTCCTTCTATAGTCATATGTATCTTTTTACCTGACATAAGAGTATAGTACCCTTTATAGTGTCCAGGCATCCAAGGATCTGATTCCTTGGTTTTTATAATCACCTCTTCAAAAGGCAGAAATTCAGATATAAACCCATTTATGTATGCCAGTAACTCATCTACTGTTATCTCTTCTCCACCAGTATGGCAAAAAGAGGTATAATTATTAGTACCTAACAGAGTACCACTACTACAATCTTCAACTCCACAGAGGAAGATAACAAACTTATGCTCAGTGAGAGTATCCTTGATGTCTGAATCATATTGATACCTGGGATTAGCTCTTACAAGGGATTCATATACTTGTAACCCCTTATTAGCCAAATATACTTTAAAGTTCTCCATATAGTTATTTATATAATAAATGTTCATTTCCTTTATAAAGCAGACAGTAATTATACTTCTCCCCATCTGAAGTTATCCATACTGCATTCCCATTGGCATCCAGATTCAACATGTGGAATTTTCTAAGAAGCCATGGATCAGTAGATCTCTTCCTTACTAATATAGAGGCACCTATACTTAACCGTACTCTCTTCTCCAGGTACTTTATTAACTCTTCTATTTGCATCTCAACATATGGACTTTTTACGAAAGTATTCATATCATGCACCAACCTGGCTGTACCTTCCTCTTCACTATCTATAAATATAAAGGGGGCTGATTCTATTGTAGATTTAAACTCAGCATCTATATTTATGTTAGCTTTCTCCTTTAAAAGTGTACATAACTCATAGCCCATTCCCTTAGTATACACCTTGATATTATCTAAACTCATACTAAACTCTCTTTGTTAAAAATCTTATTAAATATGTTCTAAGCATCCACTCTACCTTTGTATTGTGTATTCCTTCATATACCTTATAGGTAGGGTTATCTGAATAGAAAGAGAATAATAACCAAATTAATACTAACACCAGATTAAGTATAGGTACAGCAGCAATTAATCCATATAGTATATACACAAATAAGGGTCTGTTATATCTTTCCTTCAGGCACCACATAAGGTTGCCCTCCGTATCATATTTTGCTCTCCACACAAAGGTATTCCTCAGAACACTACCCAGACTAAATGTTGATATAACTATACTTATGAAATAAAATAGTACTATGTTATCAATTTGCATTATACTCATCTTTTACTCTAGTTAATATCTCTCCCAGAAGATTCAATCCTTTACCATGTCTGGGATGATCCTTACTGGGGATCACTCCTAGAATGGGGTCCTTAGGATCTTCATAGATAAAATAGGTACTTTTATATTCAGGGGACAAGAGTTTATGTAAGAACTCATTGTTATACTCAGCTACCAGTATAATTGCACCTTCCAAACAGTCTACCAAAGCATTCATATCAGGAAAATACTCTGTTTCAAACTCAGTATTATATGGCTCTGAAGTATAACTACGATGTCTAAACATAAATGTGAATAATTCAAAAAGACCCCTGTATTCATGTCTACCTATAATAATGTCCAGATAGTGCTTTGGGTTCAAGACACCCTCTATAATTGTACAACTAGTATACTCAACCATATCAGAATATTTTGATGTATTCTCTTTCCCTATTATCCAACCAGTCAGACTTAGTATACCATAAATAAAGATGAATACCTTTGTTTATTACTAAGTCAAACTTAGGCTCATACCTGATGTAGGCACCTATTATAGTAATAAGTGCCACCAGTCCCAGTAATATATAAACTAGCTCCATAGTTTGATATACTAAGTTATTTACTTACCATTACTAAGACACAGCATAGAGAATAGCTTACCCCAGAATCCCTTATTTCCGGCTACAGGAGTTTCAGGCTCTGTATGCTTATCAGAATGTAATATAAGGGCTCCTTTCAGCTTAAACTCATTACCTTCCTTACGAAGTTTACTTAATCTTACCTGTATAGCATATTTACTTCTTCCCAAGGTTTCACACAATCTGTCTGCTACTCCCTTAGTACCATACATTAAGGCATCTGCTTTGAGCAGATTATCCTCTTCAATAGTCCATCTTCTTGCCATTAGTCTGTAAAGATTTTATAGTTATAACTTGTTCCTCCCAGATCCTCACATATTCTTTTAAGATGTGCTTCAAGTTTCTGCTTCTTATTAAGCATCTTCCATCTATTAGATTTCATAAACCAAGGAGCCTCATGAGACGTCATATAGTCATAGGAATCTTTAGTGATGTTAATTACTTGTTTTGCCTGTTTTGTTTGAGGATTACTTTGTATTTCTGTAACCCTGCTTACTACTGCCCTGCCTGGCAGAGTAATAGTAAGACTTAATTTAATATCATTATTCATCTTCCAAATCAGGATGCCACTTAATCAATGACTTCTTGCACCATGCTACTATAAAGTGCTGAATAGCCAGCATAGTTATTATACATATAGTTATATCTTCCCACACAGGGGGAATCTCATAAGAATTGAACCATAGGAAAGCCATTAGCAATGCTATCCATGTGGTAGTACAATATACACAATATCCAAGAGGAAAAGCCAGCCATTTCAGTAATAGGGCTACATATAAAGCCTCTTTTTTGAATCTGGGTATAGGGTACTTCCATGTCTTTCCACATCCGTCTATATAAACACTATCAGTTCCTTTTAGTCCCCTTACCTCATCTAATACAATACCAGCATAGTCACCTACCCCAACCCACTTACTCAGTAGTTTATACCATGGATAGAATATCATATCTTCCAACATACAGGTTCTTAAAAATATGCCAAACAGCCCTGCTACTACACCTAGTACAGTAGCAGTAAATATTAGTCCTAACATTCACTCAATTTTAATTGTTCTAATAATATTACTCTAAGATCTGGGGTAAAGATATCATTTGCTACCCAAAATTGGGTTTTCCTAGGATCTTCAGTAATGCCTAATTCAGGTATAAACTTTAAAGAGCACTTATGTACAGAGGCATTTATATCATCTCTGAATTCCAAATGTGTTATGAGGTGTGCCCTTAGTGATTTATCTCTCTGAATTTTTATAAATTCATATATCATCAGAGGCAGGTAGAAGAATCTCTTCTCCGCAGTGTATCTCAGAAAAGCTAACACCTTAGCCCTCCCACCAGGATGTAAAATAGGCACTAACTCATTAGGTCGGGCAGATATTTTAATAAGGTCATTAGCACTCAACTGGAGAAGATTAAAGGGTATCCTTCTTTTTCTTATAAAGTTTCTGCATCTTTCCCAATACACCTTTATTGTGTTTGTGATATAAGTTTTTCTAATCCTCTTTATCGTCTCCAAACATTCTTCTTCCTTGTAGCCTCCTTTTAAGCAATAGGGCATATTCCAAGCTTCAGGAATGAGGGATCTGAAATTACCATTTATATTAAGATATTCTCTCAGTTTAAGCCTTATATCATCATCCTGCTTCACTAGGAAATCATGCAGTGCATTTTCCAAGGGTACTAAGTATCCTACCCTCTTTCTGTATATCAACCATTTCAATAATACTATCTTTCCATGAGGAGTGAGGATTCCATAAACAGTGGAAGGACAGTACATATTCCATACTAAATCCCTCTTCTTTAACTTATAGTTCATGTCTCTTTTAGTACTTTAATTACATCTTCTAACAGTAGTACATCAGACTGTGGAACCTCAGTGTATAGTACCCTCATCCTGTGAGATAAATCTTCAAGCTGACTAATTAAAGACATTGTTGCAGCCTCTTTAATCTCCTGCTCGGCAAATATCCCAGGTGTGAAGTTACATAGTTTCATTATCCCCAGACCCAAGATGAGTAAAGGAGAAATAGCTGCTACTATTAATATTAGTAGCAGCTTTAGTAAAATCTTTATTATTTTCATCTGTCAAAACCTCTTAGATAAACATTAATATAGTTTCCCATTATTTTAATAGCCCTCTCTGCATCCTCCTCCCTATTGAAGAGTATTACACCTGGGATACACTCTCTAAGTGTAATAGAGAACACTATAGGATTGGGGAAACCACCTATGTAGTATCTGATCTCTCCATCTGGTTTGTGTTCTGGAAGAGTATTAAAATATCTGGCTAACAATCTGAGTTCCAAATAGGGCCTCATGAAAGTGTAGTCCATTGAACTCATATTTACCCGGAATGTAGGGCATTCTGCTATGAGATTCTCTACAAGGTTTTCCTGGTCAAGCAGATACTCACAGAAAGCCCCTTTTGCTATTTCTTTGAGGGTAGGATCTCCACTATTATAATACTCTATAGCTTTATCAATAGATAAAGTTACAGATCCTGTAAATGTTCCTTCTTTAGTATCCATATTATGATATATAAAAAGGAGTCCTTAGGACTCCCAGTTAGTTAATTGTGCCAAATATTCGAACAGTTCTGGTACATCATAGTATACTCTTGCTGCACTCATTACTGACTTGAAGTAAATAAGACCAGGATACTTTATACCCTGATGTTTTACTATATAAAAGCCTTTAGTTAGTGTACACTCGGCATTAACAATGTATTCAGGGTGTGTTGTTTTTATAATAGTGTAGTTCCCTAAAGGTGTTTTACCTAAATCTTCTTTAATCTCCATTGCTCTAATGAGAGCCTCAGCACTTAGGATCCTTTTACTGAGTCTATTCATGCTTATCCTGAGTTCCTTTATATCTGCATTCCCAACATCATTTTTACAGTAAATAAGTTCTTCTATACTATAGACTTTAAGAGCCCTCTCTCTAAATTCACCTCCATAGTTAAACCATCCTCTTGCTTGTTCGAGATTAGAAGGAAGTAACCCTGGTAATTCATTAATATCCTTCCATTCATAGGGTCTCCCATTTAACCAACCTATTCTCAATACTTTATTAAGGGTACCTTTACTGTTGTACTTATTGCAACTATTCAGTACCCTAACTACAGTCATAGGATTACTATAATCAGGGCTTGTTATTCTGTCACCTACTTCTATGCGCATATCATCAGTTAAAAACTGGTATTCTTTACAACTGTAACTATTATCAAATTTTACGAATAATGTTTTCATGTCTTTAATATTTATAGTGTGATGTTATATTTTCTGCTCTAACCTTGTTGCTGCAAGGTTATGAATTTTAATAAAACCGTATTATTTTAATAAACCTTCGAATAATTCAGGTACAAGGTTATATACCTTCCTTGCTATTTCTGCTGTTTTGAAATATATGATTCCTGGATACAGTATTTGTTCCTGTCTTACTACCCACATACCATTGCCTAATCCATATATAGGGTGAACCAACCTAGAATCAGGTATTGTATATACAATACAGTATTTTGGTCCTTCCTTATCCCAACAACCATTTTCCCTCTCTGCCAAAGCTTTAATATAAGCAGTGTATTGCAAATATCTATAATCAAGTGGATCTGCACTGAAAACAGCTTTAGGTAAATTCAGATTATTAATGGTTTCCTGACATGTTGCTAACTCTTCCTTACCAAAAGCTTTGATAGCTAACTCTTTTAGTATTCCTCCCTTCTTATACCACTCCTTTGCATCCTGATAACTTATTTCAACGGTTTTTGTTTCATTATTATATAGTTTTGTATAAGGTTTTCCATTTAATTTACATATCCTGAGGATTCTTCTGTGTAACCCAGAGTCAGTGTACTCACTATATGCCTGGGTTACCCCTGTTACTACCATTTCACCGCTGAAGTCAGGACTTATTATATGGTCTCCTACTTTTATACTTGGGTCATCAGTCAGGAACTCCAATGTCCTGCACATAACCTCATTTTTAAGTTGTACTACTAAACAGTTCATAATGATTCATATTTATGTTTTAATACTGCAAGGGCTATTTCAGCAGTTTCTTTAGATTTATAGTATACTACCCCTGGAACATATTCATATCGACTACACCTAATTACCAATGTAGGATTTATCCCATCTAATGTGTTTCTATATGGAAGTTTCTTTATACAATATTTTTCTTCATTTATCTTTGGTTCCCAATCTCCATTCAGGTAATCAGCTACTGCTTTTATTTGAGCTATAGTTTCCAGATACTCCCTATGCTTGGGATTCATCTCTATATTCTCCTTTTCCCTAGGTGTATTGAGCCATATATCTGTAAACTCTATTAACTCATCAAGGTCATAGCATTCTAATGCAGCATTCTTCAACTCTCCTCCTTGCATAATCCATTCTCTAGCCTTATCTTTATAAAGTATATATGCTCTTCCCCCACCTGTACAGATCGCATTACCCCTTATCAGGGTATAATGCTCTGGCAAGAGTGTATTCAGATCAGGGCAAAGATACTTTCCCTGTGAAGCAGTTTTTATATCCTCTATATTAGTTACCAGATATTTATCCTTATTTACCTTTATTATATCCCCTAAACAGAAGTCTTTATCTGTCTTATATTTATCTCCGTAAGGATTATTTTGAGGTACTTGCAGATTTTTCAAAGTTACTAAATTCATAATGATATATTTAATGTGTTTTTACTGGTCTTATAGTGTCAAAAGTTGAAGTACTGAAGTTGATTCTTATTGAATCATTGAGCCACATCTCATCTATCTCTTCTTTATCATAACCTAGTGATTGACTGTAATAATGTGCTATAAATGGTTTAAAGAAGAATGCCATGCATAGTAATATTGTTACTATGAGTATTCCGAATAATCCTCTGGCCTTTTTCATAGTTTTCCTGTTTTAGATTTAAATAAACTGATTTGTCTTCTTAAACCCTCCTCAAAGGATTCAAGGGGAGTTTTTTTTTACTTAATTCCCTTTGAGATACTATGAGGAAGATTAAAGCTGCTCTTTTATGATTAGCTTCTAAAGATTCCATATATTCAATCCTTGATTGAGTATAGTTTCTGCTACTGGCTATAGGCAGAGGTTTAATTCTGGGTCTCATTATTACTGAAATGTTATTATTTTAAGTGGTTATGATGTAACTAAGAAGTGTTAAATGGTCATTTTATGTATGGTTTAGGGATAAATCATAGGGTAAAATGCAAGGTTTAAAGAAGGAAAAAGGAAGAAAGAGGAAAGAAGGAAAATACTATGAGAGTAAAAAGGCTCATATAAAAGAAAAGAGGGACAAGGTCCCCCTTTCTTAGAATTCTGCTAAAGTTGGAGCAGATCCTTGACCCTCCTCATGCAGCAGATAGAACTTACCATCTGGATTTCTCTCTGTTGCATCTCCTTGCACCAGACTTACCATTGGATGCTGAGGAATACCCTTCACTGCTACAGCTCCAGTGGTTCCCCCACACACAAAGAACAGCTTGTTGTCCTCAGCTGGGTGGAAGATTGCCTTTCCTTCTTTATCTCGCAGGATATTGCCCTGAGCATCTCTCATAGGCTGGGATTTAACTTGCAGTTTCTCAGCACCTACTAAGTTCTTAAACTGCTTAACAGTCATTGTCTGAATGAATTTTAATGGTTGCATAATGTAAAAGTTTAAATGGTTAAAATACTTAACACCCGGGGGTAGAACCCCATGTGCCAAGGGAGAGGGGAGGTGTGGTTGGTGTATATTCCATTCATAGATATACTACAAATTCTCCTAATATCTCATTCATAGAGATATATTCTATTCATAGATATTCCACACAAGAGAAACTAGGGGAGGGGGAGTATACCATATTAATATATGGAAAGAGAAAAGAAGGGGGAGGGGATAAAAAAAAATTAGGAAAATTCATATAATATTGGTATATTTGCCTGATTTAAATTAGTAACTATGATAGTAAGATTTGGTGAAGAAAAGGCAGAATATGACATACTTGTATTGCCTCAGGAGTCTGGAGTGGATAGTATGGGATATTGGAATAAATACACTCTCATTGTAAGAAGTTTGAATTCTTTTCATCCTATAGATCTTTATAAGGAAGATACTGAGAAGATTCATGATAATGAAGAAGGATATTACACTAATGTCTCTGCACTATATATGAAGTTAGCTTCAGTAGCAATGAACTATTATATGAACTCAAAAACATGGGCAAAAATAAAAAGGGAATAAAGATTTGCATATATCAATTATTTTACTTATCTTTGCATCACTGAATTGATGAACTATACATCAATATGCGACCAGGGGCCAACAAAAGTATGGACAACAGGACTGGTCTATTTAAAGGGGTAGTATCCATAATCCTGTAACAAGGTTATCCGGAACAAAGGATTATAAAAACTATGGAGAGGTAATAGTCCTATCAGAAAATGACTCAGATATAAAGATAGTAGCCTACCTATATAGTTGAGAAAAGGTTGAGGGTAAAAGGCTCTTGGGGAAGTATTAACCGCCTATTGGAAGTTCTGAGTTAAAGACCCATAGTGATATGTTAAGCTGAGTACAGCTAAGAGTATTGTAATATACTTGGTCCAAGCCTGATAAAAAGGCTCTAGGGATTACTATATCTAAGTGAAACCAGGAATATGAAAGGATATGAAAGCAGAAGATATTGAAAAAGTAAATAAGTTCTTCAGAGAACTTTTCTTTACAAAAAGAAATTACCTCAGGAAGGTGGGCAGGGAGTATGAGGATAAGTACCAGGATATTCACTTAAATTATAGTGAAGGGGCATGTCATGTATACACACAAAGTAATTATACTTTAAAAGATAGGAGATGAATGAGCTTTTAAATTATTTAAAGATAGGTGCACTGTGGCTGTGGCAACTACCACAGATTATACTTGCCTTATTGGTATGGGCTGTAATAGGATTCTGGTCTTCTCTTGGTGAGAAGTTTAATGGTAAGATAGTTATAGTATCAAAACTTGTTACATCAGGATTTTCTTTAGGAGAGTTTATATTTCTTAACCCAAGATATACAAAAGAAATTACTCTTAAACATGAATATGGACACTGCTTGCAATCCTTAATGCTGGGTCCTTTATACCTATTAGTGATAGGTATTCCATCAATACTCAATTTTATGAGAAGCATTGTAAAAGAAGATTCTCCTTCTTATAACTACTATGCTTTCTATACAGAAAAATGGGCTGATAAATTAGGTGGTGTAGAGAGATCTTAGTGGTCTCTCTTTTTTTTTGCTATTCCACAACTCCTTTCATGAGGTAAATAGTGTTGGTTCCATGAAAATAATATGGAAAATATTTGGTAGTTATAAATATTTGACTTATCTTTGCATCATAATTAGAAGATAGGGTATTGCCCACTACTATAGTGGATAGTACACTTGATCTTGGCTCAGGTAATGTAGGTTCAGTACCTGCTGGGACAACTAATAAGGGCTTGTAGTTCAATGGATAGAACATAAGACTTCTAATCTTATGATTCCAGTTCGAATCTGGGCAGGCTCACTAAATTAACCATAGCTGATTGGTTGATTTCTTGTAGTTCGTAGTATGATTTTGGTTATTAAGTTACCTCACCATATCATTATAGTGGGGTAATTGATGGGGCATCTGAAGGCAGGATATAGCCAGCAAAGCTATATAACAGAGGTTCAATTCCTCTCCCCATCTCTGGTTTAATTAAGAAATATGATTGATTTAGATAGTACTTTTATAGAAGAGTTTGAGAAGGAATTAAGTACAGAAGAAACTACTAAGGAGAGTGGTTTATTTCCTTTCTTCCTCAGTTATGTCAATATACTTGAGGGAATTAAAACTCAGATAAAGAATCTTCATTGGGCATCTTTAATGTTGCCTAACAGAAGTAAAAGAGGGGCCCATATTTATCTGGATGATTTTCATGAAGAAGTCTCAGATTTTCAGGACCTTGTTGCTGAATCAGCTATGGGTATTACAGGTACATCATTCAAGATGAATACAGTATCTGGTATTCCTTTTAATGCTTCATCTACTAAGGATTTAATGAATTATGTACAGAATAAGACTCTGGAGTTCTATAGTAATATACCACAAACTCCCCTCTGTGCAGGTATTAAATCAGAGACTGAGACCTTTATTCTTAAGGTAAATCAGTATGTGTACAGATTTGAATTAACTGAATAGGACAGATATGGGAGAAGATAAAATTATTAAAACAATAGCTACTTCTACTGTAAGGGAAACTGTGGCAATTGCCAATGACTTAAAGATACAGAAAGAAGATATACTTGGTATCTTCCCTTACAGGGATCAGGTGTATTTAATATATTCTTGTTGCAATGGAAGATAAATGGAGAGATACTATAAATGAAGAGGATATTAATATGGAAGCAAAAAAGTATCCTCATGAAGTACTGCACTTAGCTACATTTGAAGCAGTTGGTAAGTATACAAGTGTAAGAAGGGCTATGAGGAGAGGCCATGTAGCAGCATGGGGGTCTATAATTCCTAAAAGACCCTTCAATAACAGGAAAAGAACCCCTGGCAGGCAGAAACAGCTGGAGAAGGAAGTAATTTACAGACAACTTAAATATGGAAACAGAGGAAAAGGGGTTTAATGATGAACCAGTAATTTACTGCACTCATTGCCTTTCTCTGGCTATAAGAGATATGTCTGGTACAAATTACTGCAATGAGTGTGGCTCTACTGATACAGAGAGCATCAATATATTTGATTGGGAGAATTTATATAAACAAAGATATGGGAGAAACTACACAGAACACAAATAAGGTGGAAGAGAGTAAAACAGCCAAAGGACCTGTACTACCTAAGAAATTAACTTATGAAGAGTTGGAGAATACATGTTCATTACTAAGTAATCAGTCAAGACAGTTACATGAGCAGAATTCCCAGTTAAGACAAGCCTTAGGTGATGCTAACATGGTTAACTTTTATAAGAGATTGGACTACCTCTGGCTATGTATTAATTCAGAAGCTATGTACCTTACTGAAGAGTTCAGGTCAAAGTGTGCTGAAGAATTCATGGAATTAATGTCTCCTCAGCAGGCTCATGAGGCACCTGATTCCAGTGAAGGAGAAAATAAGGAAGAATAAGGGGGATATTGTATGAGCAGGGTAGCAGATAGTATAGTTAGAATTCCTTGCAAACTTGATAATTCTTTCTTTAAATATTGGTTTAAATTCCTTCACCCCTTTCATAATCTTACTGAAAGGGAAATGGATGTAATAACCTGTCTGGTAAAGGAAAGATATGAGCTTAGTAAAGTCATTAAGGATAATGATATCCTTGACAGGGTTACTATGGGAGAGGACACCAGAAAGAAGATCATGGATGAATTAGGCATAAATAATCCTCATTTTCAGGTAGTTCTCACTAAACTGAGAAAGAATAAGATTATTATAGATAATAAGATCAATCCCAGATACATACCTGCTGTCAAAGAAGAGAATGGCTCATTCAAAATGATGTTACTATTTGAATTTTCATGACTTATCAGGAAATAATAAAGGAGGTAGCATCAGAGCTTAATCTGCCTGCTCAGGTAGTGAAGGAGGCTTATGAATCCTACTGGAAGTTTATAAGGGAGAGTATTAAGGGACTTCCTTTGAAGGAAGATCTTAGTAAGGAAGAATTTGAAAGCTTAAGGACTAATTTTAATATACCCAGCCTAGGTAAATTATCATGCACTTATGACAGGTATATTAACTTAAGGAAGAGACGTAAAATAATAGAGAAGTTAAGGAATGGTAACTACAATAAAGAAGGTGAAGCCAATGTTTAATGGTTTAATCACCACTATGCACAGATATAAAGATGATCAGACTATTGCAGGGTCTAGTTTAGTAGATGCACAGAGAGTGGCCGGTACTATTAAGGAATACCAGACTGTAGTAGCTGTAGGTCCCTCAGTAAGGGGGATTGAGGTAGGAGATACAGTATTTATTAATCCCTCAAGATATGCAAAGAAGATGCATCAGGAGGGTAGCCTGAAAGATGGTGTTATAAGTGATAACCCTGTGGTGAGATATGATTTTAGGATTATTAATATCAATGGGGAACCTCATCTATACCTGTATGATAATGATATTGAGTATATAGCAGAGGTTGAGGAATTTGAAGAGAATCCCTCTTTAGTTACAGAAGAGGCTGTGAGACCTGCTATACTTACTGATGTAAGTACTTCAGGGAAGTCCAAGAGCAAGATATTAAATTAATTAAAGAGCCTGCTTGATCTAAAAATCAGGTGGGCTTTTTTTTTCATCACATAGCTATGAAATTATTGGAATATATTGATTACCAGATTAAGGTATCTGCTGAAGCCCTTCTTATAAAGCCTATCAGACAGCTATATAATTCTGACAGGTCTCTTAGTAAAGAGAAGTTTATGCAGCAAATAAGCTATCTTTACTTTATGGTAGACCCAAGAAGTACATATAGTTATATTATAAATGAGGAAGAAAGGGCAAAGGCTATTATAGAACAGGAAGGTCTTCCTCATGATTTTAAGCCTGATACAAGGTTGGAGGAAGCTATGGAGATTTACAGGAAGCATACTGTGACAGAATCCTCCCTGTTATTGGAGGATTGCAGGGTTGCTATTGATGAAGTAAGGAGTTTCTTAAGAGGGTTTAAGCTTGATTCTGAAAGTAATATGGATGATAAAGGCAGGCCTATTTATAAAATTAATGACCTCCTTACTGCTGTATCCAAGATACCTGAACTGGTAAAGAAGCTTTCAGAAGCTGAAAAAGCAGTTAACATGGATATTGAAGAGCAAGGAAGGGCAAGGGGAAATCAGGGATCTAAGACTTTAATGGAAGACGGAATATTTGTATAGATTATGGAAGCATATGATATAATAGAAGTGCTGAATAGTTATATAGCACAGATTTATCCTGATAATGACGGGCATTTTATATTGCATAAACAGGTACTGCCTGTACCTGCTATTAATGCTTATAAAGAGATTAGGTACACCCTATATTATATCCACAAATCACATAAGATTACTGTCATCACAACTGCCTGTAAAACAAGATATGTTACAGATGTTGAGAAGGAAGTAGTAAAGAGAGACACCTCAATGCAGTTCCTGAGGCAACTATTTGATTTTATCAATAGTGGGGATATGGAAAAACTCATAAAGGAAGGATATGGAACTAAACAGATACCAGACATCTCTTGAAGAACTGGAAGTGGATAAATGCCCTACAGAGGTAGCTGATCAATTCTATGATTTTATACATAATGTTCCTTTTATAAGGAATATGATTTCTCCTTCAAGAAAGTATGCAAAGGATTTACCCAGGGATAAGGATGGTAAAATTATAGTAGATGTTACTCAGCCCCATATACTGGAAGATATGGATTATTTCAGACCTTCTGCATTGTTCTATAAGAAGTCTTTAAAGGAGACTGGGCAGGGAAAATTTACTAATTTAAGTCCTAATCCTAATCCTAATAGTGAGTTTGGTAAATGGGCTAAGGAAGAAATTTATAGGATATTTAATGGTTATATAAGGCCTTCAGATGGGGAATGGATTACAGGGGACTATTACTTCTTTCTTAACTATTGCCCTATACAGTTGATCAAACAAGACCCTGATAATCCAAATAAATCTTCAAGGGTTATAGATTTTCCTGATGTATGGGATGGTCATTATCTCATTACTCATTATTTATACCAGGCAAGGGAAAATGGACACCATGCTGCTGAACTTGCAAGTAGGGGTAAGGGTAAATCATTTCTAGGGGCATCACTGCTTGCCAAGAGGTTTATATTAGGGGAATCCAGTATGGTTAATAGGAAGGTACAATGTGTGGTTACTGCTTCAGAAAGAAAGTATCTTACAGGTGCTAACCAGATATTGGATATGTTTCAATATTATATTGACTTCCATGCCAGCATGAGTTTTAACACCCAGTTTCCCTCAAGAAGATTAACCTCTACTATGCAGAATCTGCAATGGACCATGGGGTATCTTGATATTGATACTGGTGCCAGGAAAGGTACTGAGAATAGTGTAGTAGGCATTACATCAAAAGATGATGAATCTAAGTTAAGAGGATCAAGAGGGGTGTTATATCTTATTGAGGAGATGGGTACTTTCCCAAGGTTATTAGGTCTTTACTCTACCCTGAGACCTTCTGTAGAGGATGGTAACAAGGTATTTGGGCTTATATTTATGTATGGTACTACTGGTGATAAAGACTCTGATTTCAGCTCAGCACAGGAAATAATGTATAATCCTGTAGGATATAATGTAGAAGCTTTACCTAATGTATATGATAAGGAAGGACAGGGAAGGTCTATGTTTGCCTTCTTCTTTGGTGGATACATGAATAGGGCAGGTTGTTATGATAAGGATGGTAACTCTGATGTAACCCTTGCTATCCTTGAAATACTTAAGGATAGATATGTAGTTAAGTATAATTCTACTGATATAAATACTATAACTAAGAGAATTGCTGAAATACCTATTACACCTCAGGAAGCTATACTAAGGAGTAAAGGGAATATGTTTCCTGTTACTGCACTTAATGAGAGACTAAATCAACTGGATAATAATATTAGGGAATATGATGATGTGTATGTAGGTACTCTTGAATTTAATAAGGATAAAGTAGTAGAATTTAAACCTAATTCTGATATACCTATCAGGGATTTCCCACTTAAGGATAATAAGGCTACAGGAGCTATTGAAATATTTAAGATGCCTGAAAAGGATAGGGAAGGTAAGGTATTTAGTAACAGGTATATTATAGGTCATGACCCTGTAGATGATGATTCATCAAATACAATGTCCCTGACTTCCTCTTTTGTTCTGGATTTATGGACAGATCAGATAGTAGCAGAGTATACTGGGAGACAGCCATTTGCTGATGATAACTTCGAGATAGTAAGGAAACTATGTTTGTTCTATAATGCAAAGTGCCTTTATGAGAATAATAAGAAGGGTTTGTTTGCATATATGTCAAGGACAAACTGTTTGTATTTATTAGCTGATACTCCCGAGTATCTTAGGGATAAAGATATTATTAAGGGAGTATTTACAGGGAATAAATCTAAAGGTGTAAATGCTACTGCTCCTGTTAATAACTATGCCAATGCACTTATCAGGGATTGGTTGTTAAAACCAGTAACAGAGGTACAGATTATAGATGGTGAAGAGCAGGAAGTTACTATTCCTAACCTGTTCAGGATAAGAAACAGGGCCCTTATAAAGGAGCTTATACTGTTCAATCCTGATATAAATGTAGATAGGGTCCGTGCATTAGGTATGCTGATGTTATACAGGGAAGAGAAGATGGTATTATATCAGGGAGATATGTCAGGTAATAAAACCAGGGTACCTGATTCTTATCTTGGAAATGATCCTTTCTTCATTGATAATTATGAGAGAAAATTCAGTAAATTTAGTCCTCAAATGCCCAAATAATTAATAATATGCTTATTCCCTTGAATAAGAGTTTATTTTTACCTATTTTTGCAGCAATATTAATTAATAAGAAACTATGGCAGATTTTTTGAATTTCCCGCAACAAATGCTACCTATTTCCAAGAAGACTAAGGAATGGAGAAAATCTTGCCTTCTCTGGGCAAACCAGAAAACCTTCTTTAATTATAGCCTTGTAAGGAAGTCAGTTATACACAAGAAGATAAACTATGACCTGCTTAATGGCAGACTACATATGTCTGATCTTGAGTTAGTACTTAATCCTGATCAAATAAAGGCAGGTTATATTCCTGACAGGGTACAGCATTATCCTATCATGAATAGCAAACTTAATGTTTTGAGGGGGGAAGAGGCTAAGAGAGTATTTGATTACAGGGTTATTGTAACTAATCCTAATGCTATATCAGAAATAGAAGATAATAAGAAGAATGAGTTACTTCAGAGATTACAGGAGGCTATCTCAGATACTAATCTGTCTGAGGATGAGTTTAACCTGAAGATGGAGGAGCTTAATGATTATTATACCTATGAGTGGCAGGATATAAGGGAAGTAAGGGCTAATGAACTCCTTAACCACTATGTAAAGGAGTATGATATTCCTCTCCTGTTCAATAATGGTTTTATGGATGCTCTTGCTGTAGGTGAGGAGATGTATCAGGTAGATATAGTGGGAGGGGAGCCAGTAATAGACAGATTAAACCCACTCAAGGTAAGAATATTTAAGTCAGGATATAGTAATAAGGTAGAGGATGCTGATATGATTATCCTTGAAGATTACTGGAGTCCTGGAAGAGTTATAGATACTTTCTATGATGTATTATCTCCTAAGGATATTAAATACATAGAAACTGTTCCTGATTATATAGGTCAGGGTGCAGTGGATGGTATGGATAATATAGATGAGAGATATGGTTTTGTAAATGCCAACATGATTGGGGATGAAATAACTATCTCCAATGGAACCTATTTCTTTGATCCTGCTAACCTGTTTACAGAAGGTATAGCTAACTCATTACTTCCTTATGATCTTGCAGGTAATCTAAGGGTATTAAGATTATACTGGAAATCCAAGAAAAAGATACTCAAGGTTAAGTCATATGACCCTGAAACAGGGGAAGAAGTATATAACTTCTATCCTGAAACTTATGTAGTAGATAAGGATAATGGGGAAGAAGCACAATCCTTCTGGGTAAATGAAGCATGGGAAGGTACTATGATTGGTAATGAGATATTTGTCAATATGAGACCAAGATTAGTACAATATAACAGGCTGAATAATCCCTCAAGATGTCATTTTGGCATTATTGGGTCTATATATAACCTGAATGACAGCAGGCCTTTCTCCCTTGTGGATATGATGAAGCCATACAACTATATGTATGATGCTATCCATGATAGATTAAATAAGGCACTTGCTTCAAACTGGGGTTCTATACTTGAAATGGACCTTAGTAAGATACCGGCAGGATGGGATGTGGATAAATGGATGTATTATGCAAAAGTAAACCATATTGCTGTCATAGACAGTTTCAGGGAAGGTACTATAGGTGCTTCAACTGGTAAGTTGGCAGGAGGTCTTAATAATGCAGGAAAGGGCATGATTGAGACCAATATAGGTAACTATATACAGCAGCAGGTTAACTATCTTGAATTTATTAAGATGGAGATGGCTGAAGTTGCTGGTATATCAAAGCAGAGGGAAGGTCAGGTATCAAGTAGGGAAACTGTAGGTGGGGTAGAGAGGGCAACTTTGCAATCATCCCATATTACAGAGTGGCTGTTTACTATACATGATGATGTAAAAAAGAGAGTGCTTGAAGCTTTTCTTGAAACTGCAAAGATAGCCCTTAAAGGAAGGAATATGAAATTCCAGTATATCCTGTCAGATACTTCCACTAAAGTAATGGAGATTGAAGGGGATGAATTTGCAGAAGCTGATTATGGGCTTGTAGTGGATAATTCACAAGGGACACAGGAATTACAGCAAAAACTTGATGTATTAGCCCAGGCTGCTTTACAGACCCAAGCTTTATCTTTCTCTACTATTACTAAACTTTATACTTCTGCTTCTTTAGCCCAGAAACAAAGGCTTATTGAAAAAGATGAGAGGGAAATAAGAGAAAGACAGCAACAGGCACAGCAACAGCAGTTAGAGAGCCAGCAACAGATTGCCCAGATGCAAATGCAACAAAAACAGGCTGAACTTGACCAGAAGGAAGAAGCTAATATAAGGGACAATCAGACTAAAATTATAATAGCCCAGATCCAATCTGGCTCTGATGAAGAGGATGGTATTGTTATAGATGACTACTCTCCTGAGGCAAAGGCTGCTCTGCAAGAGAAGATAAGGGAATTTGATGAAAGGTTAAAACTGGATAGGGAAAGACTGGAGTTGGATAAACAGAAGGCTAAAGATGATGTCAGGCTTAAAAAGGAATCCCTTGATAAGAAAATCAGTTCTAAAGTAAATAAATAACATGAGAAGAATAAATGGTATAATTGAGTCAGCATTTCCACCTCCTACTAATATGCTTTGGCTTGATAAAGGTAGTGCTAAGTACTATCATAATGGACAATGGGTTGATATAGCAAAGGCAGCAAACCCTGAAAATCCTGAGGCATCTATCCCTACCTTTGTGTTTGGGGATAATGCAACCAATAAGCAGGTAGCAGCAGATTTGGGTATATATGATGTAGTTTCAGTAAGAATTGAAGGTATACTGAATGGTTCCCAGTATGATGCTGTAGGATATTATCATGGGGGTAGTATTGTAATACTTAAGGGTACGGTTAATACTGTATTTGATGTAAACTTCAATACAGGGGAACTTACTCAGACAGCAGAATATGATGTATCCAGATTATTGCCTTGCACACATCTTGAAGTAGGTACTACAGATGAAGTGAAGTCTTATAACCTTGAAATGATAGGTACCCAGACTAACTTCTTCATAGATATAGAATATGCTTATGGTGTAGGTAGTTTCCAGAGTGCTACAGGAGGTATGATACATGTAGTTACCTCAAATGGTGGGGACTTATTCTATGATATTCTTCCTGATGGCTCTATTATTGTAGACAGGGATTATATAAAGACTAACCTTCCTTATCAAAAAATAATTGAAGATTCTTTGATTGGAAGTCCTATAGAGGATGATGTAACTAATTCTCAGATTGTGGCAGCAGGTCAGTTACTTGTTAAGGGAAGTACAGGGGTTATTACTTATACCAGAACTCCTGATTCAACTGATGATGCTGTATACTTTATATGCCCTAAAAAAGATGGAACTAGTCTGGTTCTTACTTATACTGTGGCTAATAAAACCATAACTTCTGCTCAAATATAATAGGTATGTTTTTTACAAAAGAAGACTATCAGAAGATAGAGAAGTACCTTCTTGAGAATAGTATTAAAGATACTGAATTCTCAAAGGCTTCTCCTCTGTCTGGCAGGGAGGTAGTAGCTATTGTTCAGAATGGGCATAATGTTAAGGTAACTCTGAATACATTAAGAGATGCCTTATTCTCTATAGGTGTGGATGATTTTCTTAATATAAGTACTAAATATAATGAAACATCCATATCCCTTCTTCAGGCTATTACCCTAATCCCATTAGAGAACAGAAAACCAGGACAGGTTATCACTTTCTTTGATGATACCCATAAGTGGGTAGTATATCAATTTACAGGGGAAGTAACTAACCAGTGGAATAATCTTACTCTATGGGTAGATGTATTGAATGGGGGAACAGGGGCTAATGTTGTCCCTGATAATGAAGATACTGTAGGAGTTCCTGAGGGAAACTTTACACTGCTTAAATTTGCTAATAAGGAGTATGACCCTGTTAATTTCTCAGGGCTGGCAAGGACCTTTTTAAGAAAGAATATTACTACTAACTCATCAGGTACAACTATTAATCTCCTTACCCAGGAAATGGTTAATACTCCTCATACTATATATCATATACAGTATGATTATGACCTGAATGGCAGTACTATTAATATTCCTGAAGGCTGTGTATTACAATTTGATGGTGGAAGCCTTACTAATGGTACTATTAAGGGTAATAATACTAAGCTATCAGGGATTATAAATATTACATGTTCCGGTAGTGGTAGCTTTGACTTAAACAGGGCTAATGTAAAGGATTTTGGAGCTGTAGGAGATCTTGTAACTGATGATACTGAAGCCTTTGAAAGAGCACTATCCTTCCTTACTACCCTTAATACTTCTAATGTAGCTGGTGCTAATACTCTGTATTTACCTTCTGGTTCTTACAGTCTGTATAATATAGACTGCAAGGATGTTAATATAGTAGGTGAATCTGCACTTAATACAGTTATCTCAGGAAGAGGTGCTGATGCAGTATTTACCTTAACCTCTCCAACTACAAGTATGGACAAGGTTAAAGAGGTAAGTGGTCTGTACTTTATAAATGGTATCCTTGCAGTTAAGGGGGATAACTTTGATATAAAGAACTGCATATTCACAGCTCAGGGTACCAACTATATTGATGTAAAGGGGAACAATGTAAATATATATAATAACCTGTTTAATAATAAGACAGCTGCTATAAAAATAGCAGATTCTTTAGTGGATATATATGATAATAAATTCTCCGCAGCTAATGCTTTAGGGCCAAATTATGCATTAATAGATATTCAGAATACAAGTAATTCTTCAGAAATCTCTATAAGAAATAACTGGTTTTACTCCTATAGAGTAGATGCTGTATCTGTAAGTGGGTTACCTCCCCAGGCTTTAATGATTCAGGGAAATATATTCACTATTTACTACCAGTCCACGGGTATAAATATTTCATTGGGAAGTTACACCAACAATGGTAATTTCTACATACATGGTAATAGGTTTATTTCTACTAATGTTCAGGATAAAGATACTAGGGGTATAGTAGTAGAGGCTACAGGAGGTGCTAGTAATAACATTGAGATCTCAGAGAATAGCTTCAGTAATATTGCAGATCCTATCTATGTAAATACAGGTGCCTACAATACTACTATTAAGTCTAATCACATAAAAGGAGCATATGGTCCTTCTGTATATTCATCATCAAGGTATACCACTATTACAGATAATGTACTTGAAGGAACTCCTGTTAAAGCATTTCAGCCAGCAGCAGTATTTATTTCAGCAGGAATTGCACCTATTATTAAAGGTAATGTTTTCAGAATTACAGGATCTCCACTGCCTGATGCCCTTATTTATACTACTCAGGCATATAAGGCTATTATTACTAATAATCCTGTAACTAGTGTAAATACCCTTACTTCTGTTATTCCTACTGTAATCAGTGAAGCAGGTCAGGCTAATGATGCCTTTATAGAACAGCCTGTTACTATACCTAACAGTGGTACCAGCAATGCTCTTCCTGAGGGAAATAATATACCTGATGGATTCAGGTTTTATCAGACTGATAAAGGGAAATACACTACATACTCTAAATCCTTCGGGTGGATAGAGGATTAAAGTTAAATTGTAAGTCAGTAATTAATAGATTAGTTACTGACTTGCATACTTAAAATAGTTTATCTATTTTTGCAGATATCTATGACACATGAAAGAGATACAACAATTAATAAAGAGGGATAGTGCTGAGGGTACCTATAAAGATATATACCCTGAGACTTTTACTTCAGCAGTTACAGACAGAGAAACTGGCAAAGCTCTTTCCGAACTATTATCTATATATAATTTCTACTATCTTCCTTACTTGGGAAGTGACTCAGAAACCAGGCTGACTATACCAAGAAAGTATAGGAGAAAAGGATTATGGATACAGTATATAAGATTTGATAATACTTTTCAGGTAGAATACTATGTAGCTGATGATATAGAGGATGCAGCATGGGGTTTGGATAGTAACTGGCAACAATATAACTCTGCTACCTTAGGTCCTGATGATGTTAATGAGGAAGATTTAGCTATTGTTGATAATCCTAATCCTAAGTTACAGTTTGCTGACAGGCCTTACAATCCTTCTAATTTTTCAGGAAAGGGGTACACTATACTAAGAAAGAATATTCAGGATGGTAAGAATATTCTGACCCAAGATATGGTCAGTGCTGGGAATACTGTATACCATATAAGATATGACTATGATTTAAATGGGGCTACTATTACTCCTGGACCAGGTTCTATTTTAGTATTTCAAGGAGGATCTGTAACAAATGGTGGCTTTAACATTATAGGAAACTGGAGTATTCAAGCTCCTAGATACCATATATTCAAGTACCCTTTCCAGTTAAATAACTGTAGGTGGATATGTGATATTGAGTGGTTTGGAGGCCTTCCAAACAGTACTGTTGATAACTCACCTGTAGTAGCAAATGCCTTATCTATTATTAAAGGATCATCCAGTAGATGTATGGGTGGTATAAAGTTTAATGAAGGTAGTTACAGGTTTAGTTCACCAATAGTAATAAGTGAGGCTACAGGGGTATCTATAGTAGGGGCAGGAGAAGATAAGACCTTTCTTTCACATGTACCAATCTCCAAAGAAACTGATGAAACTGGTAAATTTATTATCTTATATGATGTACTGGATAGTACTATAGGGGACTTCACTGTAGCCTGTAGTAACCAGACACATGCTATATACTTAGCAGGAGATGAGGGGGCTATACAGAATAATAGGTTTAAGCCTATTACTGTAAATACCCAAAGGGGTACAGGGTATGCATTATATCTGACAGATGGTAGTGGAAGTACACCTGACAAGGTTACTATTGAAGCTAACAGGTTTGAGTGTATAAAAACCATAAATAATAGCTATGGTTTATATGTAAATACCTTAGGATTAGGAAATGTCATAGACAATTGGATAGAAATTTATCCTAAGAATGAAGATAATAGGAGTAACACTACTCTTACTTTTTCACAGGGTATTATATCTTTAGGACATGTAGTATCAAATTCTACCAGAGTAATTAGTCTTAATGAGTTTAACCACCAATTTATTAATATTGGCTCTATTATTGCTAATACTCCCACAAGTTTTATAAACTTTAACAGGAGAGAGGGAGATGGTATAAAAAAAGGGACACTGCATATAGGAAATGTTAGTATACTAAATGCAGAGAGTCCATCCATTGGTTTGAACTTTGCGTATCCTACTGATTTAGTCATAGACAGTTTGGTTCTCCAAGGGGATTTTGCCTTTAGGGTAATGAATGCTGCACCTAATACACAGGATCTTCCAAAATTTGTTATAGGGAATCTGGTTAACCTACTGGATAACAGAGCTGGCTTTATAGTTGACTCTACAAATTTAACCTATATAAATAAAGGAGACAGCACAGTAGCATACCCTTCAAGGGAAGGAGTAAATTTCCAAACTTTAAACAGATCTTCCAGAACCAGTCTAGGTCCTGCTAATATAGCATTTTGTACTCAGGGTGTAAAGGATTTTCAGGTATCCCAGATACCTAATGTAGAATCTGCTGGTCAGATTACTGTTAAAGATAGTGCCGGAGCACAGTCTCCTGTGGCTACTTTTAATAGTAACACTTATAAGGTTAAGTCCCTAGGTCTGGATACTTTTGAGGTCAATGCAGGAATGCTGGGAGATATAGGTGGAGATGCTATAGTGTATAGAACTAATGATGATATTAGGGTGGTTACTGGAACCTCTGGTAACCCTAAAACCAGAATATTAGCTTCTGTAAAGAATGTAGGTACTACTGCACAAAGACCAGTATTAAATGCTGATGAGGTATATCTTGGCTTTCAGTACTGGGATACTGACTTAGGTAAGTATATTGTATGGAATGGTACTACCTGGGTAAATCCTGATGGTACTAAACTAGCACCTACAAGAGGCACTACAGCTCAGAGACCTATATTAGAGTCAGGAGATTATGGATTTATCTACTATGATACCAGTTTGCAGACTCTTGCTGTGTGGACTGGTACTGAGTGGAAAGAATGTTGTAATGGTGGAAGTACACCTCCTGAAGATCCTTATGTTCTTTTGTCTAAAGAAAGCATGACCTTTACCAGTGAGGGTGGGACAGAAACTGTAGATGTTACTTCTAACTCAAACTGGGAGGTTACTATAAGTTGATAAGAAAAAAAAAATAACATATGGCATGGATAAATGTAACTCCTACTTCTGGTCAGGGCAATGGAACTATTTCAGTTACCTGTGAAGCTACTACAGGTAGGTCAAACAGGCTGAGTACTATAAAGGCTACTGCCACCTCAAGTGGAGCCCAGGCTACCTGCTCCTGTACCCAACAGGGAGTGGGTTTACAGGTGACAGTCTTTAAGAGCCCAGTTACTATCCCTTCTTCAGGAGAAAGAGATGTAACAGTGCTGGAAGCAAATGCTGGAGGGCCCTTATTTACTAATGCTTATAAGCTAGATTATACTGCTACTATAACCACTAGTGGAGGGTCTACTGTAGACTTGGATACAGAAGTAGGTAAATCAAGGTTTGTACAGATTTATTACTCAACAAACTCAGGAAGCACATGGACACTAGTTCCTGAAAGTGGTATTGTACCTAATGATCCTGGGGCAACTTCACCTTATCTGTATAAATTTACATTCCCTTTCTCCACTGATGACATTAGTTGGGATTATGAAAGGACTATTTATTTTACACTTCAGGCTTGGGATGAAAACAGTAATAAGGAGACTGTTGAATTAACTGTTACTGTAGAAGCAGTAGAAACACAAGATGACTATGCTCCTTTAAGTACAAAAGTCCTGCATTTCACTAGTGCCAGTGAAGAAGAATCTAAGATTATTTCCTATACTGCATCTAAGCTATGGGATCTTTGTGTAGTTGAAGATCCCAGATATAATGGTATGGCACAGGGATATTATCTGTCCACTGACTATATGACATTCAACCCAACAACAGGTGGGGCAACACCTTCTGGTACTACAGGGAGTACTATTACTGTAACTAGTAAGCCTATGACTGGTACAGGCACTACTGTTACTAAATTCAGGCTCAGATATAGTGATGCTGGCTCTGTTGGACCGTGGCAAATTCCTGAAGAAAGTGAAAATGAATGTACAGTATATAGGGAAGGTGGGTTCCAGTTAATACAGATAGATGATATCTCTACTGTACTACCTGATGGCTCACATAAAGTCTCTGGTTATAGTAATGGTTCTGAAATGAGATGGAACTTCAGGATGACTAACCAAAGTGGAACATGGGTTGATGCTGATCAGTACTTCCTGGATTATGTAACAGTAACTGCCCTTGATTTGGATGCTTATGGTGTTGGTACTGGTAAGACTATTGAAGGTATAATACCTGAGGATAAGATTGTTTATCCTGAGTCTGATGCCCAATACTATCCTGGAGATCTCAATGCTTACAAATATACTATGAAGATTGATGGCTATGCTTTTGAACAATTTAGTTATTCCTTTGATCTTCAAGTTTCAGTAGCAAATTACAATGAAGCTACTGGTGAGTGGTCAGATTATGAAACAATGACCATTCTTATAAACAAGTCATAAAAAAAAAAAATGGCAACATCATCACATGTACATGCACAACCAACCTCCGGATCAGGTAATGGTACTATCTCAGTAACTGTAGATGCTCATACAGGTAGAGTACAGAGAAGTGGAACATTAACAGTATCTACTACTACTGGTACTAAAGCTACAGCTAACTGTACAATCACACAGGAAGCAGCAGCTCAGGTTATTAATTTAACTTCCCCAGCAGAGGGAACTGATGTAGAAATTGCAGCATCTGCTTCAGATAGAACTGTTACTATTAAAGGTACTGCCAACTGTACTGGCTTAGCTTGGAACATTCTTTCTGAGGAAGCAGTTATTGCACCTCCTGCTGCAAGTACTGTTACAGCTAGGATCAATACCACTGATGGTACAGGAGGAATTAGTATTAGTAACAACACCCCTATCTCAGGAGACCCAGGAGCCAACTCTCTATATACCTTCTGGATGAAGTATGATTTAACAAGTTATAAACCCGGTATAGATACTGCACTGGAATTTGAAGTTAGCAATGGAGGTTCCATTAAGAAAACATTCCAGATTATAGTAAAAGCTTCTGCCGGAACTATTTCTTTGAATCCTACTACTTTAACATTCCCAGCTTCTGGTGGTAGTGCACAGACTGTCACAGTTACATCTAATGATAGATGGACAGTATCTTAATGTAAAACTAAGATCGTAATTAATAAATCACTTAGGTCCTTGCCTGAGTGATTTATTTTTTATAGATTTGCCTCAAAATATGATTATAACATGAAAATATATAATGCAGACTCTAAGATTGCATCACTTCAGGTCTCAAGACTGGGTAGTGTGGAAGCAGGAGATACTGAGTTTGGAATAACAGTATTATTGAAAAATATAACTGAGGAACCAGTTACCTGTCAGATATTGCCAGCAGGGCAGACAGAATATATAAGTACTGTATTGAGTGTAGGGTGGAATCCTGAGTTGGTTATTGGGGTAAAAGGAGCTCCTGCTGATTCATTACAGTATGGCTATTAATATAGGAATTGCTAATGGTATTGGCTTTGAGAAAAAAAATCCACTGGTAGTGATATAAATTTCCCTGACTGGTTTAAGGAAGTTGCTATTTGTTACTTTGATGTAGGCAGACAAAAGGCTACCAATGAAAGCCTTCAAAAGGAGCCTGTATTAAAGGACTTTATGGGTAATACAGATGGTTTAGTCCTTAATGGTTTTCTTTTTACTCCTGAGTCTGGTATAGAGAGCCCAGGGAAGCTTGTATTTGATGGGATAGATGACTATGGGGAGTTTAATGTCCCTTCTAGGGAAGTATTATATTACGTATTATATAAGGTTGATTTGCTTGTATTGGAAAAGGATACTTGGCAATATCTATACAATGTTAATAATGTTAGGAATTATCTTGCCTATACAAGTAAATTTTCTACCCCTACCCCTAATACATTAGTTTCAAATGGTACTCTATTATCCCCTAGAGGTAATATACAAAGAGTTCAGCATAGAGGGGATTCTTTTATGGATTTTTGCACCATAGGATGCAGATCAAACCTAGTAGAATATGCTGATATAGCTTTTTATGGAGCTATCTTTCTCAGAGGGATGATTACACAGGATGAGTTGGAGTACTGTATTAAACTACTTAATGGAGAGATATGAAATACATCATTATAATAGCAGTACTGCTGGGTCTTAGTCTGGGTTATACTATTAACAGGTATAATAAACTTAATGATAAATATAAAGCTTCTATAGAGAATATTAAGGCTTATGAGTCACAATTCAGTGACCTTGATGATGCCAATAAGGTATTCAAATTTACTATAGAACAGCTTAATTATTCTAAAGATTCTATTATACAGAAGCTTAATGAAACCAGAAAGGAATTAGGTATTAAGGATAAAAGACTTGAGCAACTGCAATATAATCTGACACATGCTGTAAGAACAGACACCATACATATTAAAGATACTATATTCAGAAACCCTGATTTCAGACTGGATACTATTATAGGGGATCAATGGTTTAAAACCAGATTAGGTCTTAATTATCCTTCGGAGATAGCAATATCTCCCCAGTTTAAATCAGAGAGCTTTCTTTTCCTTGAAGGAAAAAGAGAAACTATAAATCCACCTAAGAAGTTCTTCCTTAGTAGGTGGCTCCAGAGGAAACACACTGTACTTAATATAGTAGTTAAGGAAAATAACCCTTATGTTGAGGTTAAGGAGCAGAGGTTTATAGAAGTAATTAAGTAGCTTATATTAAAAAGTGTGTGTATGGATACTGGAATTTTTATAACAGCAGGTTTAGGTATTCTGACTTCTATTGCCAGTGGTTGGACTTCATGGTTCTTTGCCAGAAAGAAGTATGATAGTGAGGTAGATAATACTATTATACAGAATATGCAGAGTTCACTGGAGTTTTATAAACAGCTGTCTGATGACAATAAGAGCAGATTACAGGAAGTTTTGGAAAGAAATCAAGCCTTGGAAGAAGAAGTAAGGGAACTAAGAAAAGAAGTCAGGGCATTAATGCTGCATAGTTACAAAGAATTAACATCAGGTCCTGATATATCTTCCAGGAGTACATAAAAAAAACATGAGAAAAGGATACCTCAATAAGATACCAATTGTAGCAGGAGATGCTAACAAAGTAAGTACTAATATATACTATAAAGAAAATCCTGATGGTACTATTACTCTTTATAAGAGAGTAAATGGTAAATTGCAGAGTATCACCTCTGGAAGTAATGATGGGGGAGGTGTAGATGCTATGCTGCAGGAGTATGGGTTTACTGAACTTGGTCCTTCATTACAAGACCAGATTGAGTATTCTTATAATTTTCTCAAGAAATATAATCTTATAAGAGAAGGCCAGTCTGGTATAAGTTTTTCACAACTCCATTATGTCTTAAACTCGAGTTCTCTGAATCTTACAGACTTAGTTAAGGTATTTTATTTACCTACTATTATATATGATAATCCAGCTCTGGAGGTAGTAAATGTTATGGGTTATTTTCCTAACCTTGTTTTCTGTGATGGTATAGACATAGCTGTTGATCCTGCTTCAGAAGCAAGAGCTTCATTTCAGGATTTATACGGTGGTTTACCATCTCTTAGGGAGATAATATTTATACAAGGCATACCTGATAATTGTAGGTCACTTAGAGGAACCTTTGCAGGCTGTCAGTCTCTGCAAGAACTGCCCTTTGAAGGTGCAGCTACATCAAAGATAACAGACTTTTATGGTATGCTGACAGACTGTGCCTCACTTAATAAGGTAGAGTTAGATTTTAGTAGTGTTACAGAATCTGAGCTTCTGTATCTTACAATTGACACTACGAAAACTCCTCTTACTATTACTGATTTCAAAGTCTCAGGTACTATATATCCTGATGTTCCTAAAACCTTTATAGGTGATATGCCCTTTTTAAGCAGGGAGTCCTTATTGAGTGTATTAAATGCTCTTCATGATTATTCCGGAGGAGAGGGACATTCTATATATATACCCAGTACTAGCTTAGCAAAGCTAACTGAAGAGGATAAAAAAATTGCATCAAGTAAAAACTGGACTATAGAGTCCGGAGAATCTACATAAATAAGGATATGAGAAGGGGTTATTTAAATAAAATTCCTGTGGTAGTTGGGGATCCTAATAAGGTATCTGCAAGACAGATATATATGAAGGAGGATCCCAATGATGGAACTATAGGTTTATATCAAAGAGGTACAGGAGGAGAATTAGTATCTATAACAGCTGCTGAAGGTGCAGCAGAACTATGGAATCCTGAAATAGGTGTTCAACCTACAATGGGGAGTGAAGCATTTAAAGCCAAATTTCCTATTATGGGTACTATAGCTGAAGACCTGCAAACATTGGATATTACTGAGGAAAAGGAATACAACTTTACTGAGGAGGATGTTCAGGCATATGAACAATTCCTTGAAGGTATTGTTACAGTAAATAGCCTTGAGGAGTACTATGCTAATACCAAGTTATGTAACTATCCTAATGTAGTTGGCTTCTATGCCCCTGCCAATAACACTTTACTTGCAGGATTCTGTGAAGGTCCTGTAGTCTCATTTACTATTGTCTCCTTTGAAGGTAGCAGATATGTTGTAACCAGACAATAATGGAACTTTTATTAACCAGAACAGCAAAAGAGCCTGATTATACTATAGGTAAATTGTATATCAATGGAGTATATTTCTGTGACACTCTTGAGGATACTGATAGAGGTTTAAAGAGTACTATGGCTCTGGGAGATATACAAACCAAGAAGATATATGGCAAAACAGCTATACCTACAGGCACCTATTCCATAGATATAGATACAGTAAGTCCTAAGTTCAAAGACAGGACATGGGCTAAATTCTGTAATGGCAAGTTACCAAGATTACTGGATGTAAAAGGATATGAAGGGGTACTTATACATGTAGGAAATAAGCCTGAAGATACATTAGGATGTATCTTAGTAGGTCATAATAAGGCTAAAGGACAGGTGTTAGAATCTACAGTTGTCTTTCAGAAGTTATACAATTTAATGTTGGAGAAGAAACTTCTTGGAGAGAAACTAGTAATAACTATAAATTAAAATCAAGGTATGGCAAAATCATGTAAAAAGGGTGGAAAGATGTCACCTAAAAAGGGTGGTAAAGTAAAGAAATAATTATACTGTCTTTCATAATTAACCAAAGAACTTTTAATTGGACAAAAGGGGGAATAGGTCAGTCTGTTCCCCTTAATTCATTCAGTAAATAAAGGTTTTATTTATACAAAATAAGGTCTTTATTAATAATATTGCCCATTATTTAAATGGGCACTATCTTTGTGGGAGTTAAAAACTAAAGGAGTAGAAAAATATGGAAGGATTAAGTGAAGACTTCATTCTCACAGAGGATGAAATAGATGTAAATAATCTATTCTCTGAAGAGAATGAAGAGAAAGATTTACAGGATACTCCTCCTGCCCAGAATGGGGAAGGAGATATTGAAGACAAATCAACTACTGAGGAAGAAGAATTAGATCCTAATGATCTATTTGATAATCCAGAGAGCGTAGGTAGTGGAAAAGATAATCAAGTAAAAGAGGAAGATACTAAGTCTGATAAGACAAATGGTTCTTCTCCCAATAACTTCTACTCTTCCATTGCCAGTGCCTTGAAAGATGAAGGTATCTTCCCTGAACTTGAAGAAGAAATAGTTAATAGTATCAAAACTCCGGAAGACTTTGCAGAAGCAGTTGAAAAGACTATACAGGCAAAGCTGGATGAAAGACAGAGGAGAATTGATGCTGCATTACAGGCTGATATTGAACCTGATGAGATAAGAAGATATGAAAATACTCTTTCTAATCTTGAAGCTATTAAAGATGAGCATCTGTCTGATGAAACTGAAAAAGGGGAAAGACTAAGAAAATCCCTTATTTACCAAGACTTCAGGAACAGAGGCTACAGTGAAGAAAGAGCTAAGAGGGAAGTAAAGAAATCTTTTGATGCTGGTACAGATATAGAAGATGCCAAAGAAGCATTAGAAGGCAATAAAGAGTTTTTCAGTTCAAGGTATCAGGATATTATCAAGGAGGCTCAGGAAGAGGCTAAGGCAGAGCAGGAGAGAATTAAAAAGGAATCTGCTCAATTAAGAAAGTCCTTTCTTGAGGATAAAGAGGTATTTGAAGGTTTATCTCTTGATAAAACCATGAGACAGAAGGCTTATGATAGTATAACTAAGCCAGTATTTAAAACAGAAGATGGTGAATATCTTACTGCTATTCAGAAATATGAAATGGATAACCCGGTAGAATTCAGAAAATATCTTGGTGTTTTATTTACTATGACTGATGGTTTTAAGAATATTGACAGCCTTGTAAAAACAAAAGTAAAGAAAGAGGTCAAGAAAAGTATCAGGGAGCTTGAGCATACCTTAAGTAATACTGCCAGATTCTCATCTGGAAATCCTCAGTTAGTAGGAGGAATTGAAGATGATCAGGAGTATATAGGTAAGGATAAGCACTGGAAACTTGACATCTAAAATATACACTAAATTGATTTAAATAATAATTATGGCTGGTAAATTAGGCAAGTTTCAAATGTTAGGCTTCCAACACTGGATGGGCTTAACTTCTGACAACCATCTTGGCTCTATTTTCCAACAGGCTCCCCAGAAAGCTACAAACCTGATGGTTCAGTTGTTAGCTTATAACAGAGGGAAAAGTTTGGATACATTCCTGAATTCATTCCCTGTAAGGGAGTTTGAAGATGATAATGAATACTACTGGGATGTCATTGGATCTTCCAGAAGAAATATTCCTTTGGTAGAGGCAAGAGATGAAAATGGCACTGTAGTTGCAGAAGATGCTGCTAATGTAGGTGTGGGTACATCTCCTTTCTACCTTGTATTCCCAGAGATGTGGTTTGCTGATGGTGAAGTAATTGTAGGTAACCTGAACCAGGTATACCCAATGAGAATTCTTGGAGATGGTAAACCTGAAGGAACTAATGCAGTTTATAAGGTAGAACTTATGGGGGGTAACACTCAGGGTATCCCAGCTGAAAGACTTCAGGCAGGTGAAAGATTCTCAGTAGAATTTGCTCCGGTAGAAAAAGAGTTATCAAGAAAGGTAGGGGATGTGAGATTTACTTCTCCTGTTTCAATGAGAAATGAATGGACTACCATCAGAATCCAACATAAAGTAGCAGGTAATAAACTTGGTAAGAAATTAGCTATGGGTATCCCTATGGTTAGAACACTGGAAAGTGGAAGACAAGTTAAGGATACTGCTAATATGTGGATGCACTATGTTGACTGGGAAGTTGAATTGCAGTTCAATGAGTACAAGAACAATGCTATGGCATGGGGTACTTCAAACAGAAATGCAAATGGTGAGTACATGAACTTTGGTAAGTCAGGTAATGTTATTAAAACTGGTGCTGGTATCTTTGAACAAACAGAAGTTGCCAATACTTTGTATTATAATACATTTAGCCTGAAGTTACTGGAAGATGCATTGTATGAGCTTTCTGCTTCTAAACTTGAGATGAATGATAGATTATTCATCATTAAGACAGGTGAAAGAGGTGCAATTCAGTTCCATAAAGAAGTATTAAAGACTGTATCTGGTTGGACTACCTTTGTACTGGATAATAACTCAACCCATGTAGTTGAAAAAGTACAATCCAAACTGCATAGTAATGCTTTAAGTGCAGGGTTCCAGTTTGTAGAATATAAAGCACCTAATGGTGTTAGAGTAAGATTGGATGTTGACCCATTTTATGATGATCCTGTAAGAAATAAGATCCTTCATCCAAATGGTGGTCCTGCCTTCTCTTACAGATATGATATCTGGTATATTGGTACCATGGATCAACCTAACATCTTCAAATGTAAGATTAAAGGTGATAGTGAGACAAGAAATTACCAGTGGGGCTTGAGAAATCCATATACAGGTCAAAAGGGAAATCCTTATATGTCATTTGATGAGGATTCAGCTATAATCCATAAGATGGCTACTTTGGGTGTATGTGTTCTTGATCCTACCAGAACTATGTCATTAATCCCTGCTATATTAATGGGATAATATATAATTAGGGAGGAAGGTGTTTCCTCCTCCCTATTTTTTTTTTAACCAAATGGAGAAGTAAATGGCAAAGAAAAAAGAAGTAGAAGAAATTGTTTTGGATGAAGAAGAGATCATGAAAGATGATCTTATTCCTCAGGAAATTGAGGAAAAAGCACCTGAAACAAAGGTTGAAAAACCAACAGTAAAGGTATCCTCCAATACTGGAGAGCTAGTCAGTTGTTTAAGGAAAGAGAAGCTAACTGTAAGGCATGTACCTAAAGAATCAGGTATGGTAAGAGATCCTAAGCATATCTTATATGGAGGTATGGCTGAGGGAGCAGTAAGATGGTTTACCTTACCCAGATTAAGCTCTGGTCTGTATGTGAATGCCCTTACAGATAATGAGAAAAAGTTCCTTGAAGAAGTGATGGGTCTTGAGTACAATGCCCTCTCTATATATAAAAAGGTAGATAACTATTGGGATAATCTCTTTGTAAGACTTACAAAGCAGGATAATTATCTTGATTTATCCAATCCTGAGGATTATATCAAATATAAGGTCTTATTGGCTAATAAAGACTTTATAGCTCCCTCTATACAAGAGTTACAGGATCATCCTAAAGCTACCTATCAGTTTGTAATAGTTCATGAAGGTGAAGAGGCTAAGAATGCCAGAAAGGATATCAATGTTACTATGCAGTCTTATATGAGGTTTGGAGAAATCCAGGAAAATGCTGACATGCTTAGAATTATCATTGAAACTATTGATGGCAGACCTCTGTCTAGGAACACTAAACTTGAATTCTTACAAGAGAAGATCAATAAACTCATCCAGGCTGATGCTAAGTTATTCCTTAATACTGCCACTGATCCTCTTCTTGAGACAAAGATTCTTATTAAGAATGCTGTTGAAGGGGGATTAATCAGTAACAGAGGAGGGATGTTATTCTTAAGATCTGATAATACTCCTTTATGTGGAGACAATGAGGAGCCTACCTTAAGTGTGGCTGCTAAATACCTTAACCAGCCTAAGAATCAAGAATTAAAGTTTTCTCTTGAGGCTAAGCTAAAAGATTAGTATATGAATCATACTGAGTTTTCAAGTGAGTTTGATGTACTCTATAATAACATCATGAGCAATGCTGCTCCTGGGTTAGATGAATATGAGAAGTCAGTACTATTAACTAAAGCTCAGGAAGAAATAGTTAAGAATCACTATAACCCTCTTGGTAATAAATACAGGGAGGGTTTTGATGATTCTCCAAAGAGAGAGATAGACTTTTCAAGCCTCATGAAAGTAGAGGTAGGTACTCCTGTGGATGTTCCTCCTGTTACTCTTGATAGTAGGGCTAAGGTCTATAGTCTTCCCTCTGATTTATTTATACTTGTAAATGAGACATTAAGATATGGTACTGAAGTAAAACAGGTTATACCCCTGAGTTATGATGAATATACCAGATTAATGTCGAGACCATTTAAAGGTCCATTAAAGTATCAGGCATGGAGAATTATTACTACCAGTGCTGACAGTACCAATGTAGAGATTATTTCTGACATTACTGATGCTGACAGGGAGTATATAGTAAGATATATAAGGAGACCCTCTCCTATTATATTAACTGACTTATCTGAGTATAATGAGACTATCGATGGTATAAGTGATATATCTGAGTGTGAACTCAATCCTATTCTCCATCAGGAGATATTACAGAGAGCAGTTGAGTTGGCTAAGGTATTTTATCAGGGTGATATACAAGCTAGTGTTGAATTAGGTCAAAGATCAGAATAATGAATATAAAAGAGTTTTCAGATGAGTTTGATACTATGTTGAACTCTTTTGGTTTACAGCCTAATATTACCCTTGATGAGTATGAAAAATCAGTATTTCTGACTAAAGCTCAGGAACAGATAATTATTGATACCTATGCAGGAAATAATCCCAAGGGGATGTCATTTGAAGAAACTGAAGAAGCCAGAAGATACCTTAGTAATCTTGTAGAGACCTATGAGACAAGTACTCAGATTGAGGGAAAAACAGGTATATCAAAGGATTCAATATTCTTTCAAATTCCTGGGGATGTATGGTTTATTACATATGAAGCTGCTGTATTAAATGATACCAGGTTAGGATGCCTTAATCTTATAGAAGCCTCTGTAATCCCTATTCCACAGGATGATTATTACAGAATCAGGAATAATCCATTCAGAGGACCAAGTAAGGATAGGGTACTTAGACTTGATATAAAAGGTAATCTTATGGAGCTTGTATCCAAATATGATGTACAGAAGTATATTGTAAGATACCTTGCACAGCCTTCCCCTATTATACTTATACCTCTTCCTGATAACCTTAGTATAAATGGTATAAGTACTGTTAGTGAATGTGAATTAAACCCTGTGATACATAGGGCTATACTTGAAAGGGCAGTAACTCTGGCTATTATAAGTAAAACTCAGCTAACAGGGAGTAAAGAGTAAAAATATATTTCAATAAAATAAAAGATTATGGCATTTTCCATTAACCAAGTAAGACATTTATATGTTGCAAAAGCTTTAAAGGCATCTACAGCAGCTTTAACTACTGCCGGAGATATTTTCCCTAAAGCAGACACAGCCAAGACTACCCTGTACTTTCAGTATATGTCACCTGCTGGTCTTGAATCTAGTGATAAAATCAGTATTCCAAATATAACATATGCTAAAGCTACTAAATCTTCTGACTTAGCTCACAAGCTTATTAGATATGAGGTTGCTTTAGATTCTAATGTATCTGCAACTCCTGTAGCAGGACAGGAATATATTCTGAGACTAGCCTTTAGACAATACATTGGCTTATCTGAGGAGGATCAATACTATAAATATGGTACAGTATCTGCTACCAGTGGTATGTCTGCTTCAGAGTTCTATAAGCAAATGGTTTTATCACTGGCTAAGAACCTTGAGAATAAAAATGAATCTACTCCTTTAGTAAACTTATATATTGTAAGTGCAGCAGCTGCTGGTAACCCAGTTCCTGTTACATCTGCTACTAAAGAGTCAGATTTGGCAGCTGCTGACTATAGCAAGATCATCATTGAGGAAGCAGAGCAACCATGGGTATTAGGTATGATGCCTCAGGCATTTATCCCTTTCACCCCACAATTCCTGACCATTTATGTAGATGGTGAAGAGAGATTATGGGGAACTGCTACTAAAGTAACTCCTGTTAATACAGTACCTGATGGGCATAATATTGCAGATCTGGAATACTTCTGTATGGGAGCCAGAGGAGATATCTACAGAGGTATGGGATATCCTAATATTATCAAGACCACTTATCTGGCTGATCCAAGTGCAGTTTATGATGCTCTTGATATCCATTACTACTACACAGGACCAAATGAATCTGTTCAGAAATCTGAAAGAACCATTACTCTTGTAGCTATAGATGATGGTGCTCATACTGCAATGAATGCTCTTATTGGAGCAATCAATACTGCATCAGGGCTTACAATTGCTACCCTATAAGCAGGATATAATATAAAGGGGCATAGGGATCTATGCTCCTTTTTTTTTATCACTATAAAACTGTAAAAGTATGATGCACTTCAATGAATTAAGGGTGAGTTCTGATAACCAATATCTCATAATAGATGTATCTGTAGATAGCCAGGACTTCTTCCAGGATGTACTACTTGATAGTATAATCATTGATACCCAAGATACCTACGTACCTAATGGACCTAGTGCTAATCCAATATATACCTATAAAGTAAAGGATATGTATGACCTAACCTACTCCATTCCTGAGGAATGCAGTTGTAATCCAGTAAGGGAGGAGGAAGATATGTCATATTGTCTGACTTATGGTACACAACAAATGAAGAATGTCAGGTTGTTACTTACACAAAATGAACTTAAAGTTCCTTTATGTGGTAACATGTTTTTCATATATGTGACAGCCTCAGGAGCCCCATCAGATGATACACCTGTAGAATTAACTACCAATCCCATAATGGGAACAGTAGTTAATATGAATACATTGTATAAAACTTCACTCTGTTATATAAAGGAAGTAAGCAGGGATTGTAGTATTCCTAAAAAGTTTATTGATTTTATACTTAGGGTAAAAGCAGTGGAATTGTGTATTAAGACAGGTAATTATACCCAGGCTATTAAGTATTGGAAAAGGTTCTTTGCTCCTTTATGTGATACACCAACTACTAATTGTGGATGCAATGGAGGAACTTACTAATATAACACAAGAAGCCTTACAGAGATACTTTATTACTTTATCCCAGTTTGGCTACAGGAAATATAGTGATGTCTTTAAGTTAATAGTATTACTGTTTATTGAAGAGACATTACTTGATGAATGGGCAGACTTTGTAGATGAAGAGGGTTATAGACATATAACCCAAGCTCTGTACTGTCTATATGGAAGTACCTGCCTTATAGATTTTCCTGTCTATGAAGTCTATGATTCCCTGATGCATGATAACAGGAGAAATCTTATACCCAGAGTAACAGAAGATAGTAACCTGAGAAGCACTGAATGTGATGCATTCAGGGTAAAAGCTTAACTCTTATTTAGCAATAAAACTACTAATGACCTTGCTTATATAAGCTTATTTACTTATATTTGCAAGGTCTAATTGTATAAATAAATAACTCATAATATGACATATTCAGAATTAGTATATATGGTCATGGACTTACTTAAGTTAAGTTCTGATGACTCATTTTATACACAGGATCATATCATATTCCTCCTTAATAAATTCAGGACATTTATCCTTAAACAGAGATACTCTGATATTAAGAAACAGATACCTGTAAGTAATTATCAGGAGATATGTATGGATCTTACAGAAGTACCAGCTATCTCTGGGGAATGCTGTGAAGGAGGACATTATTTAAGGACCAGGGATAAGGTTCCTACTATTATGCCTATAGGAAATCCAAGGGTATACCCAATTGATTTCTATCAGGGAGAGATTACTTTTATAAGCAGGGATAGGATGAGATATATTGGATATAATAAGTATTTACAGAATATTATTTATTGTTCCCAAGCTCCTGATGGATATCTTTATCTTAAATCATGGAATCCTCAGTTCCTTTATCTTGAAAACATAAGGTTTAATGCTATATTTGAAGATGCTAAAGAAGCTTCAGAATTAGCATGTCCTGACAGTAATGGGGAGGAGATATGTGATCTAATAGATAAGGAATTTCCTATTGAAAGTGCTCTTGTACCTCCTTTGGTAGAGCTTGTAATTAAAGAGCTCAGAGGGCCTGAATATAGTCCTAAAGATGAAGAGAATAATGCCAAGGATGATTTAAGTGAAGTAACTGTTAAGTAATGGATACACTGGGAGAATTTAAGAGTAGAATAAAGAAATCCAGACAGCCTAAGACCTATAGAGTGAGGAATTCTGTAGGAATTTATGATGGGTTTAAATACTATAGGAAGAATAAACCTGATAACAAGCTGTTTGTTTTGACAGAGTCACAGTACTTTGCTATTACAAGGAAGGTTAACTTATTACTGGCTGAAGAATTATCTAAAGGTAATGATATTAAGTTACCTAAACTAATGGGTACCCTTGAAGTAAGGAGAATAGATAAGTCAATAAAGATAGGGGAGGATGGTAAAGTACATACTAATCTGGCTATAGATTGGGATAAAACACTTGAGTTATGGTATAATGACCCTGAATCTTATGCTAAGAAGACCTTAGTCAGAATAGAGACTGATAAGATATTTAAGCTATATTATAACAGGACTAATGCTACTTATAATAATAAATCCTATTATGAATTTATCTTTAATAAGTACTTGAAAGCTAAGCTTAGGCACCAAATAAGACAGGGGAAGATAGATGCACCTTTATTAAGCAGGAATATGAATTATGGTAGATAATATAAATTACACAAATATCAGGACAGTTATGGACAGATTAATGAGGAACCCTCTATTAACTGACCTGACTCTTGAGGAAACTATTCAATATACAGCAGATTTTATAAAAATAGTAGGTCTGCCTAATATGTATGTTGATAAGATAGAAACCATTGAAATACAGGATTACAGGGGAATGTTACCCTGTGATCTTGTTGCTGTAAATCAGGTTAGGTTTCATAAAACAGGTATATGCCTAAGGGCTATGACCAATAACTTTAATGGATACCCTGTTAAGGAGCATCATTGTTTTAGGGAAGAACCTTCATTCAAGACACAGGGAAGGGTTATATATACCTCACAGAAGTGTGCAGAGCTTGATATAAGCTACAAAGCAATGGTACTGGATGAAGAGGGTTATCCTATGTTACCTGATGATTCAAGGTTCCTCAAGGCACTTGAACTATATATAAAATGTGAAAAGTTCACAATACTCTTTGAATTAGGTAAGATAAGTGCAGCTGCACTGCAAACTGCAAAACAGGATTATAGTTTCAGGGTAGGACAGTGTATAAATGCCTTTACTATCCCTTCTGTTTCAGAGATGGAATCAATTACTAATATGCTTAACCAACTTGTACCAAGGACTAATGAGTTTAAGAAGGGATTCAGGAACTTGGGGGACAAGGAGTATATAAAAGTTAACTAATATGGCATTAAAGAAATCACAGCATTTTGTCAGGGGGATGCAAAGGGACTTAAGTGTATCTAAGTTTAATCCTGAGTTTGCTTTTGACTGCCAGAATATAAGAATAACTGCAAGGGAGAATAATACCCTGCTTACAGTTACTAATGAAAAAGGTAATAAAGAGTTACTTATTACTCCTGATCCTGAGGGTAAGCCTATAAGCAGGATATTTGTGAGTTATAGAGTTACTGAGGGTATACATGAGGCTCTATTCAGTTTTAGTAATAATCCCCCTGTACCCTTTGAATTATTCTTTAACTTTACCCTTAATGGTGAATTAGTATCAACCAGTATAGAGGTTACCCAAGATCCTGCATATCCTATGGTATACAGGTTTGGTTCTGAAGGAGTAGTTACTGATGCCTGGGTAATAGATAGTGAGGATAAATACACATATACCTTTAATGACAGTATAGCTATTGCAGGCACCCTATTGGGGTATTGTACTATAGGTAATTATTATGTAGCTTTTACCCAGGATAAGCTGTATTCAAGAATATACAGGATAAAAATAACCCCTGAAGGAGAGGCTACTGGAGTACTGCTATACCAGGGAAATCTTAATTTTAATACAGATTATCCTATAGAGACCCTAGGGGTTTATGAGAATGAAGAGATACAGAAAGTATATTGGGTAGATGGGTTAAACCAGCCAAGGGTTATTAATATTGTAGCCCCACAGACTATCAGAAATGCATGGTATGATGGGTCTTTTAACTTTGTTCAGAACCTGTCTTTAAATGATTCTATAAGTGTATCAAGACAGGATGATGCCAGTGGTTTCTTCTCATCAGGGGTTATACAATATGCCTTCTCCTATTATAATAAATATGGACAAGAGAGTAACATATTCTATACTACCCCCCTGCAATACATATCCTTTTCATCAAGAGGAGCCTCTCCTGAAGATAAAGTAAGCTGTAGCTTTCAGATTACTATAGACTATCCTGATAAAAGATTTGATTACTTAAGGATTTATTCTATACACAGAACCAGTATAGATGCTACACCTACAGTACTTAATGTGGTAGATCTGGATACCTCAGGAGGCTCAGGGAATAAAGATACATTAATATATACAGATGATGGTACCAAAGGTACTACAGTAGATCCTACAGAGTTATTATATATAGGAGGGGAGAGTGTTGTATTTGGTACAATGGCTCAGAAAGATAACACATTATTTCTGGGAAATGCCAATATACAAAGAGAGATTATAAGCCAGGAAGTTATTGATCTTATAAGAGGTGGTTTTATCAGCTTTGGGTCTAAAAGAGTAGGAGATACTATATCTCCGTCTGGGTTTTATCCTTACAAGAATACACTATACCTTGGATCAGCTATAAAATCTTTTAAATACAGGGAATGGTATAGATTTGGTATCCAATTCCAGCATAGGACTGGTAAATGGTCTGAACCTATATGGATTACTGATAGTTATAATAGTAGTACAGCACCATCATTTGACGGGTATTTATCACTTGTAAGGGCAGTTTACAGGGTATCTGCTGATATAATAAATAAGGTAGTAGCACAAGGTTATATAAGGGCAAGGGGGGTAGTAGTGTATCCTGACCTCACAGACAGGGAAGTAGTGTTACAGGGAGTAATATGCCCTACAGTATTCAATGTAGGAGACAGGTATAGTAATTCTCCTTTTGTGCAATCTTCATGGTTTGCAAGGCCTAATCTTGCCTTTGATATAGAGAAGAGTGGCAATAATTGGGCTTTTTTTAACACAGGAGGAGGGAATTGGAAGGACTATACAGATACTCCTGCTGCTACAATACACAATAATAACCTCACCCTAACAGTTGATGAATCTGCTAAAATACCAATAGACCTGGTAAATAAGGGAGCTTGGGCTGAGTTCAGGCATAATTATCCTATCCCTAATAACTGGGAAAGAAATGCCGAGATACAATGTATTGCTGATGTCCCTACCAGATATAGTGAAAGGAATGGTGAGTTAGCAGTATATACTGATAAAGTAGGATCAGATCTTACTTCTTATGTATCTACTATACAGGAGTATTTCTTTGTAGACCAATCTATTCTTACTATGCATTCACCTGAAATAGAGTTTGATGATAATGTCAAAAATATGGATGGTTCTAAGCTTAAGCTAAGAATAGTAGGTGTGGTTCCTATGACTGCCAATGCTTCAGATATAGATATACAAACTTCTACTCCTCCCTATGGTATTAACCAAATGGGCTTTTATAAAGAGTTTGTAGGGTCAGAAAATAACTCACACCATGGCCATAAAAGCCTCATAGCAGGTGCATACTGGTTTGATAAGATATATAAAACTGAACCTGATACTGACCTTACTGAGGCTTTTGCAGTTTATCCATGGCATAGGAATGGTCCTTTAAATAATCAGGATCATGTAACTGAAGGAACAAGGTCAGCAATGCTGGATAAAAAGAAGATATCTAACCTTAAGTTTTCTTCCTTTACAAACTATTTTACTACACCATGGGAAGCCTATATTGAAGGAGACCAGAATCATACAGGTATTACTCCTATTAGTATATTTGATTCTAATGAACAAACTCTTATAAGGATACCTGCTCCTGAGAATTCTTATCTTGGGGATTTGAGTTATTATGGGAATGTAGATAAGGTTATAACTCCTACAAGGACCAATGAAGAGTATACATTAACCTATGAGTTTGAGAATGGAAATAATAACCCAATAAAAAGGTCTCTTACATTTAACAGAAAAAAAGGATATCCTATTGTAGGTACTAATATAGGGGATGCTAGTTTAGAGGCCCATAAATTATTCACTATGGATTTTCTGCCTATAGCTTTTATATTCAATAGTGATGAAAGCCCTCTTACTTTAATATCCTACAGTACTGACCCTGTAAGGATGAAATATAAATCATCCCCACATATAGTATTCTCCTTTAATTATACTACTAACCATAATCAGGTAGTATTGCCTACTACAAGGAGTACTACTTATATTGAAGGGTGGAGTGTAAACCCTATACCTACTCATAATTATGGTAACCTTCATCCATTCTGGGACCCAAGGGCAAAGGCAGCAAGTGATCCTGATGTTAATATAGCAAGTAATACATATCAGGATGTTATTGGTTCATACAATAGTAGCACTGTAGGTGACAACTATGGCTACCTGTTTATGGCAGAATTATATAGGGATGCTGCTGATGTACCTAACAGGTTTGGTGGTACAAGTGAAGAAGCCTTTGAAAACAATATATGGCTTCCTGCCGGAGATCCTGTATCCCTTATAACAGGTTATGATGATCAGGATAATCCAGTACCTTCTGAGGTAGCTTTAAATGTAGAATTTACTGAGGGGGATACATTTCTTGAAAGGTATGATTGCCTTAAGACATATTCTTATACTCTTGAAGATCAGAATAGTGTTACAGACATAGTATCTTTCATGTGTGAAACAAGGGTTAATATAGAAGGAAGATATGATAGGAACAGGGGTCAGTTAAGTAACCTTACTATGACTCCTGAGAACTTTAATAAGCTTAACCCTGTATATAACCAGAGGAATAACTTCTTTAACTACAGAGGTTTAAACCATAGCAGGTTCAGCCTGAATTATTTTCCTAATACTATTACATGGACTAAACAGAAGCAACTGGGAAGCCTTATAGATGCATGGACTAATATTACTATGGCTTCCACACTGGATCTTGATGGGGATAAAGGTGAAGTAGTATCACTTAATACCTATAATAATAATATCTACTGCTTCCAGAAACAAGGCTTCAGTAACATATTATACAACTCAAGGGAACAAATCCCTGTATCTGATGGGGTTCCTATTGAAATTACCAATGGTCTTAAAGTAAGTGGTAAGAGATATATTAGTAATAGTATAGGGTGTTCCAATAAATGGTCTATAGTAGAATCACCTGCTGGTATATACTTTGTGGATAATGAGACCAACTCATTGTATGTATTCAATAATGAAGGTATAAATAGTCTATCAGATAAACTTGGATTCAGGCAGTGGATTAATACACATAATGTTCATGTAGACTGGGACCCTGTTAATTTTAGTAATTACAGATCCTTCTATGATAAGAATAATAATGATGTATACTTTACCTATGAAGATCACTGTTTATGTTATTCAGAGCTACTTGGTCAGTTTACTTCATTCATGAGTTATGAGAAGGTACCTTCCATGTTCAATATAAGTAGTGAGTTCTTTGCCTTCAAGGATAATAAGCTGTGGCATCAGTTTGCAGGAGATTATAATACCTTCTTTGGTTATTATAAACCCTATTCTATTACCCTGATATCTAATGCAGAAGAGCCCTTAGATAAGATATTTAATAATCTGGAATTCAGGGCAGATAGTTGGGATGGAGATACCTTGATGGATAATGTTACTTTTGATACTCTTGAAGTATGGAATGAATACCAGGGTGGAGAGGTTAACCTTACTAATAAGCTGGGTTATCCTTCTTCATTGAAGAAAAAGTTTAGGATATGGAGGGCTAATATACCAAGGGATTCTAAGAATAAAAGGGACAGAATAAGAAATCCATGGGCTTATATCAAGCTTTCTATGAATACACCAAATACATTCAGGACAGAGTTCCATGATGCAGTAGTACACTACTTTGCATAAAATATGCCCCAATAAGCTGATTAGTTTGTTGGGGCTTTATTTTTTATTTAAATAGTTGTCGGGGTGAGTAGTTTTACTTATATTTGTAACAAATTTAATTATATATGGCAAAGAAAAGAATTAAGAGTAGATTAGTGTTTCCCAGATATTATGATCTGGGTGGTACTATACCTAATCCTCTTCCAGATATGTCATTGGCTCCTATGAATCAAACATCACAGCCAATAAACAGAAACCAGTTCTTTACCTCTCCTTCTTTTACACCTAGTTCCATAGGTGGGGCAGTAACTGCTGCTGGTAGCATGTTGAGTGGCTTTGCATCTAATAGCAGCCTTAAGGATACTTCAGCAATTGAATCAGGTATTGAAGCACAGAAGGATAATATAGTACAGGCTTCAAACAATGATCAGTTAATGTCAGAATGGGGCTCCTGGAATAAAGTAAAAGATAACTGGGGTTGGAAAGAATTAAAAGGTGCTACAGGAGGACAACAGGCTGTTAATACTCTTGGCTCTATAGGTTCTGGTATAGCCTCAGGAGCCTCAATAGGTGGACCATTTGGAGCAGTAGCAGGAGGCATAGCTGGTCTGGGTTCTGCAATAGCAGGTATATTTACTGGTAAAAAGAAAGCTAAAAAGAAAGCCAGAAGCCTGAATGCCTTAGCCCAGGAAGCCAATGAAAGGGCTTTATCCTCCTTTGAGAACAGGGCTTCAAATCTTGATACTCAAGGTGATCTTGCACTAAGTGCTTCCTATTTTGACTTTGGTGGCCCTATTGATTATGGTAGTGATGCCATAGGCTACCAGTTCAATAGTCAATATCTTAATAATCAGGCATTATCAAATATGGCTAAGGTAAAATTAACCTCTTTACCTAATTCCTTTCAGGCTCTTCCTGAGATGAATACCTATAATGCATTTGCTGATGGTGGACCTATAGAAGATTATCTGTATACAAAGGTAAGAGAGAAAATACTCCCTCCTTTTGATAAGAGTCTTCCTACTGATATTGAAGGTGAAGATTATGTCTATAGTAAGAAATTCAGGTTCCCCTATATTAAGGAAGTTATAGACAGGGATGGAGACTTCATAGATGACAGAAGGGCTTTAGATGCTGAACATAGTATACCTTACATCAAGGATAAAGCTATTAAATTGTCTAAGGCAGGTAAACTTAGTGGCTTAAAATTATCCACTAATATGCTTGATTCCCTTGCTACACATGCAAAAGGTGTCCCATTGGATGAAGTTATTGCTTTGGCCCATGAAACTAATTATGGTGCCCTTCCTTCAGGTAGGGCTCTTACCCCACAACAACAAAGGGATTTTATGAATAGTAATCCTGGTGGGGAGTTTGTAAATAAAGGCTATGTACTTCCTTCAGACTTATTAAATGACCATAACTACTACATAAGTCCTTATAGGGATGAACTTAATACCATCCATAGAAGGAGTAGTAGTAAGGACTCTTATGTCTATGGGGACAGGAACACATGGTATGAAATACCCGATGATACATGGTCACTGGATAGTGTTAAGAGTGTATATAATAAAGAGAATGAGGCTAAGATGAAACATTCCCTTAAGAGACTCATTAAGGAAGATAAGGAAACAAGGAACACTCATCCTATAACCCATGCTTATGACAGATATAGGAAAGGTGAATATAACCCTTCCGAAAACTTTAAGAGAAATATGAAAGAGACTATTGATGCCCTCAACTCCTCTCCTGAGATACAGGATTGGATTAAAAACAGGAAAGCAGAAGGTGGAGGTATACATATAAAGAAAAAGAACAGAGGTAAGTTTACTGCATATTGTGGTGGTAAAGTAACTGATGCCTGTATACAAAGAGGGCTTAATTCAAGTAATCCTACTACTAGAAAGAGGGCTAACTTTGCAAGAAATGCTAGGAAATGGAAGCATGACTTTGGGGGTTGGCTTAATACACAAGGTGGAGACTTTACCAATGGAGTAAGTATTATTGGAGAAGGAGGTACCCATGAAGAAAATCCTTACTCAGGGGTTACTTTTGGTGTAGATGAACAGGGTATACCTAACTTAGTAGAGCAAGGTGAAGTAATCTTTGATGATTATGTATTTAGTAACAGGATTACAGTACCTAAAGATATAAAGAAGAAATACAGGCTTAAGGGAAAAACCTTTGCAGATGCAGCTAAATCCCTGCAAAAGGAGAGTGAAGAAAGGCCTAATGATCCTATCAGCAGAAGAGGTTTAGAGGCAGGAATGGGAAGATTAGCTGAGGCACAGGAAGAAATAAGAGCCAGGGAAGCAGGAGACAGATATCCTTCTATGTTTGCACATGGTGGCAGATTATTTGAGGATGGTGGTGATATGGACTTAAGTATGCTTGATGAAGATGTAATTCTTACTGATGCCTATATCCCGGGAAAAAGAAGTAAAAGAGCTAGTTGGCTAAGATATGCCCCTATAGTAGGCTCAGGGATGGCTTCCCTTTCAGATATATTCAGCAGACCTGACTATAGTGGTCCTGAAAGTGTACTCAGGTCAGTTAGTAACCTTAGCAATATAGAATTTGATCCTATAGGTAATTATTTGTCTTATACCCCACTGGACAGGAATTTTTACATAAATAAGCTTAACCAGAATGCAGCAGCCTCAAGAAGGGCATTGCTTAATACATCAGGGGGTAACAGATTACAAGCTATGGCTGGTATATTAGCATCTGATTATAATTATGGTCAGAACCTTGGTGACCTTGCAAGGAAGGCTGAAGAATATAACCAGGCACAAAGGGAAAGGGTTGAAAGCTTTAACAGGGGTACTAACCAGTTTAATACTGAAGGTGCTATGAGAGCCCAGCAGATTAATAAGCAGAATGAAGGGATGAGATACAATGCAGCTGTGCAGGCTGCTCAGATGAGAAAAGCTATTGATGACCAAAGAAAAGCTGGCAGAAGTGCCAATCTTAGCAGCTTATTCCAAGGATTAGGAGATATGGGATGGGAGAATGAGCAGAAAAACTGGCTTGATGTACTTGCTGATTCTGGTGTATTAAAGCTGAATACCAGTGGTGAATATACAGGAAGAGCTAAAGGGGGAAAAGTAAAAACTAAAAAGAAGAAAGGATTAACCTATGGCTGAATTCAGTTTTATTAATAGTTCCAGGTTCAGACCATTCTCCTATCAGGAGATGCTTCAGCCATTGCAGGCATATACTAATGAATATAATACTATTCAGGAGGGTATAGGGGAATTAAGTACCAAAGCAGGTGTATTTGAGCAATTGGCTAATGAGCAGGTTGAACCTGAAGCTTATGCAACATATAAACAATATGCTAATGATCTTGCATCACAGGCAGCCTCTTTGGCAAAAGAAGGTTTGACACCTGCAAGCAGACAGGGATTATTAAATATGAGAAGAAGATATAGTTCTGATATAATCCCTATTGAACAGGCATATAAAAGAAGACTTGATTTAACAGATGAACAGAGGAAAGCCAGATTACAGGATAGTACAATGATGTTCAGTAGACCTGCTGAAATGCTCAGTCTTGATGAACTTATAAGAAATCCTGCTTTATCTCCACAATCTTATTCAGGAGCTCTGTTAACTAAGAATGTAAGTAATGCTGCCTCTTCTTTAGCTAAGAGTGTAAGAGCAAACAGAAGAGAATGGGAACCTATACTTGGGAGACAGTATTATGAAACTCTTGAAAGAAGAGGCTTCAAAGCTAATGAAGTATTACAGGCAGTAATGAACAACCCTAAGGCTTCTCCTGAATTAAGAAGACTAGTAGAAGATGAGATCTCTTCATCAGGAATAGCAGATTGGGGAGATGAAAACCTGCTTAATCAGGCATATGATTATGCAAGGAAAGGCTTATGGAGTGCTATAGGGGATGATAGATACCAGACTGTAAGTAATAAGGCTTATGACCTTGAAGCTGCAAGAAGGGCTTCTGGTCCTGATGACACTATACAAACCCCTACTTATAGATCAGTACCAAGAACTAGTGTTGATGTGGAGAAGAAAACATCAGAACTAAATGATGATCTTGACTTTATAAGGAAATTTAAAGCTGACAGGAATATCCTTAATACTGTAGTAAGGGAAGCAGTTCCTGGGTCTTTTACTTCATATGGGGTAGTTACTGAACCTACCTACAGGGAAAGAAGACCTGTTCAGGAAAGACTGAAGGAACTTGGTAAGAAGTATGGAACAAAGAATATTGACCAGATTGAAAGACAAATACAGGACTCTATAAACTCAAGTGCCATCAGGGACTTTGTATATAAACCCAATATAACCCAAAGTGATTTAATAGCACAGGTTATTAAGGAAAATGCAAGGTCTATATCAGGAGATAGTGGGTTTACAGGCTTATATGAACTTGAAGATGGTAAGAAGGGGGATCCTGTTAAGTTAAAGAATCTTTCAGATTACTTTACAGGTGATATGGACCTTACCCTTGATACAGAGGTAGGTCTTATACTAAACAGTACTGATAATAAAGGTAAAACAAGGAAGGTAGTATTAGATCCTGAAGTAATAGATGATGCAGACAGAAATGTGGCAGGTTACCTTAAAAATATACAGGCTACCCTTACAGCAGGGGAATATGAAGCAGCAAACTATTACATAAGGAACTTTATGAACTATCTGGATGGTAAGTTTAATACCTTAGTAAAGAGGGAGAGTAATACAGGAAAATAACATGGCAGAGAATCAACAAATACAAGATCCTTCAGAGATTGGGACTGGGGGATTAAAAGGATTAAAAAGCATAGAAGCAATTGAACAGGAGGGGTTAGTAAGACCTACTCCTGTTATAAGTTCCAGGGAAGACTATATTAAAGCTGCTTCTTCCTCATTGGAAAGGGCTGTACCTCAGGAAGTAGGTTTTGTAGGGATTAATGATAGCTATCTTGATAAAGATATTACATCAATTACACAGCTTGATGATCTTGCTAATACAAGGGGTGAATTACAGCCATGGTATTTACAGGTAGGTGCTGGCTTAGCTAAAGGGGCAGTATTGGCAGGTACTACCTTTGCTGATGGTATATTAGGTACAATAGTAGGCCTGGGTAATGCAGCTGCCACAGGTACTTTCTCAGGATTCTGGGATAATCCTTTCTCTAATGCCATGCAGCAGGTTAATGAGTGGAGTGAGAAAGCTTTACCTAATTACTATACTGAAGCTGAACTTAATGATCCATGGTATACCAATATATTTACTTCTAACTTTCTTGGGGATAAATTCTTAAAGAACCTTGGATTTACAGTAGGGGCCTTCTATAGTGGTATGGTAGGGTCTGGAGCTATGTCAAAGGTATTAGGTCTTAATAAAGCAAGACAGGCTTTTAAAGGGGCTGTAACAGCAAGTGGCACTCCATTAGATCCTAACCAAGCATTAAGGGCTTACAGGGAAGGTAGCCTTATCTTAGATGGGGTAAAGATCACTGAGGAGTTAGCAAGGGATGCCAGAAGGCTTAAAACTGCTACTCCCATACTCAAGTTAACAGGTGGTATCTCAGGTGCAATAGGTGAAGCAAGGATTGAAGCAATCAATAACTCAAAAGATTGGTATGACCTTCATAAGCAACAACTTGATGATACAAGGGCAGGAATTGAAGCCAATGAAAGGGAAATATTATTAAGGGACTTTCCTGAGCTAAGTACTATACAGGTAGATCCTGAAGGTAATATCATAGAAACCCTGACTCCTGAGGGTGAAGCTTTGTTACAGGATAGGGTTAGAGCAATATTTGACTATGATGCAGGTATTGGTAAACTGAATCTTGACAGGGCTAAGATGGGTAATGTAGATTTCCTTCTTAATATACCTTTACTTACTGTATCTGATATATGGCAGTTTGGTAAACTGTATGCAGGAGGCTTTAATACTGCAAGAAAAGCAGGGAATGTACTTAAAAATGTTGCAGAGGATGGTACTATAAGCTATGCTGCTTCAAAGCCTTCCAGATTCAGGAATGCCCTTAAAATAATGGGTAAAGGTATAGCTGAAGGTCCTGTTGAAGAAATGGGACAATCTACTGTCAGTAGGATGGCTGGGTATAAATATGCTTCAGAATTGAATGATTTTTATGGAGCTAAGATAGACCCAGATGCAGAAGAAGAGACTATTGACTGGTTGCAGTCTATGGGTAAAGCTATCCTTGATACCTATGGGGATCCTAATGGTTGGGAAGAAGGGTTTATAGGTGCTTTGACAGGTTGGTTAGGTGTTCCTGGATTCAGGAGCACAAGGACTAAGGAAGGTGGCCTGCAATCTCCTGTATACCTTCAGGGTGGTATAAAAGAAGATATATCAGAAATAAGGAAACAGAATGAGCAGAATGATGCTATTGTAAGTCAGCTTAATAGCAGAATACAGTCTCCTGCATTCCTTAATTATTATCAGTCGGCTATAAGACATAACAAGTATCAAAGGGATATGGATGAAGCAGCTGATAATAATGATAACTTTGAGTTTAAAAATGCAGAACATAATCAGCTGATTAATGATGTGATTATGTTTGAAAAAGCTGGCAGAATTAATGATCTTTATGATACAATTGAGGCAGCTGGTAATATATCTCCTGAAGATATAGAGCAGATTAAGCAGCTTACTACCAATCAGGAAACAGGCATATCAGTATATGATAATATGACTGATGAGGAAATAATCAGTCAGATAAAGAAACAGGCTGATGAAACCAAAGCTGCTGTAGATAAGTATAGGAAAATATCTAATAATCTGCAAATTAAATTAGGAGATAGCTTTAATGAAGATGGTCTTGAAGAGATGACTTATTACATGTCCAATATAGATAACCTTGAGGGCAGATTTAAGACTCTTCATCAGGATATAAAAGATAAATTACAAGCTGTTCTTAATGCTTCTATTGATAAGGAATTCAAGAATTCAAGAGAGGAAGATAAGGTATTCAGACTATCTGAGTTCCTTACTATGTCTCCTGTAAATCTTATTAATAATATGGCTGACTCTGAGGAGGCACAGGCTTTCATAAGCTCTATTGAGAAGATTATTACCAATGATCCTAATAAGCAGGATATAGTAAGTCAGGTAAATGATCTTGCTAAAATAGCAACTAAGAGAGCTAAATTTATTGATACTTATGCAGGTTACCTCATGAACCCTGATAAGTTAGAAGCTAAGCAGAGGAAGCAGAGAGAAAAAGTACTGAAGGAAGAAGAGAAAAGAAGTGAAGCTGAAACAAGGGCAGCTGTAGAAGAGGCTACTAATATTAATGAATTCAGGGAAGCCATTAATAAGGAGGAGGATGTTAAGAGGAGGGAAAAACTTCTTGATACACTTATAGAGGAAGATAATGCATTAGCCAAAGATTATAAGGATCTTTCACAGTATTACAGTAGTGTATTTAAGGCTGTGAATAATGCTGATGCTGATCCTACAGTAAAAGAAGGGGCATTGGTTTTATTATATAACCAGCTTACCAATTCCAGTAATTTACAGGATATTGCCAACCCTAACTCTGAATATATAAGTAATCCTGAGACCTTATATGATGAATCTCTCAGTGATGATGAAAATCTTACCAGATTCAGTGCCTCACAATACCTGTTATTACAGGCTATGAATCAGGTTAATAATGATAATGCCTTTAAATCCAGATTTCCTTCAGAGTACTTAGTTCCTTATAATAAAGGCACTACAACCGCAGTAACCACTCCTGAGGTAACTGGTGCTAGTGAAACATCAGTTGTAGACCCAATTAATATTGGGGAAATAAGGGTGGAGGAAGAGCCTATAGCAGACATAACTCCTGAAGAAGTAAAGAAGGAAAATGAGCTAATCAATAGTGAGGTAGTAACTACTACTTCTTTTGATAATAAACAGAAGGGAAGAAGGCAGTATTACAGGCCTACTATACCAGAATTACATATAGAGGCTAGCAAAGAGGGGGATTTCAGACCCTTTAATGTAATAGCAGCAGAAAGGAATGATAAGGTTAATTTTGATGGTATATATAATTACCTGAGGGATAATGGAGCCTTTTCTTATGTCAATGAAGGTAAGTTGAAACCAGGAGATGAACTTGGTTTCATGATTGACCCTGAGTTTAATGATCATACTATATTCATAATAGACAGAAAGAATAACCAGATAGTAGGATCAATCGATGAAAGTGAATATTCTATTGACAGATATGAAGGACTGGCAGGTCTTATAGAGATTGTAAAAAGGGAGTTTGATAATACAAGTAAGGAAGATAAGTTCATAGCAACTCCTACTACCAGGGTATCCCAGATAATGATAGGTAAGATACCCTATGGCACTACAGAGCAGAACATGCAGGATATTCCTGGAGTAACAGGAGAATCTGTATTTGGTATTATAAAGAATGGTTCCTTATCTACAGGAGGCAGGATAGATGATAGTCTGATTATTAAACCTGTTGATATGAGCAGAAAAGAGGGTAGAATGTATATCCTGATACCAAATGCTGCTGGTAAGTACAGTCCTGCTGCTGTGAGGATTAAGCACTTTAATGAGAAGGAATTTGATCCTAAGGATGTTGTTGTAAATTCTACTCCTTTATATAAGAGGATAGATGAAGCTATAAGTGCTATAGCAAGATCTGCTAACAAAGAAGACCTTAATGCTGCAAGGGAAGATTTAGGAAGAAGTATTTATATTGGGGATGTACATATAGCCTTTGTATCAAGGGTAGGAGGTGACTCTATACAGTTTTCTAAAATACTAAGAGACTCTAATGGAGTGAAGAGGACTGAGACTGTAGAAGGGAAGACTTTCCCTGTAATGGACACTAAGTCAGTAGTACTTAACCAGAAGGGTGAGGAAGGAGTATTATGGGAGATAGGTGCAGATGATACTGTAAGTGAAGCCTCCAGTAGTACTCAACCAAGGAATTTTGATACTATTAAACAGGAGATACTTAATGTATTATTATCCTTTAATTTGCCACTGCAAGTTAATCTTGGTATGCTTAATAAAGGAGGGTACAATAGTATGTTACTGAATTCAGGAGTACTTACTTCCAATATAACTTCTGCTGAAGTAAAGAGCAGTTGGTTCACTACAGATTACTTTGACATAAGAGGAAATCTGCAATATTCACAGAGTCCTGCTTCTGTTAAATCTGAAGAAGGAAGAAAAGTAGAGACTCCTGTAGGAGGGTCAGAAGGGGCTATACAGGGTACCCCTGTTAGTATGGGAAAACAAACCTACTATGTTGATTTGTCTTCAGGTACAGTGAGGGATAATAACAATAGAACCCTTACAGAATATCCCAGGAATTTGGTAGACCTTGCCTATATACAATATAACTTTGGTAGTGCCCAAAACAGTGCTACTATGGTTAATGGTGTTGCCTTATTACCTGATGGAAGAGTGATTGACAGAAATACAGGGGCATATATTGAAGGAAGTAAAGCAGAAGAACTCAAAAGGAGACTGGAGAATAGAAGAATATCTGTTACTGATAGTAAGAAAGTAATTGATTCTATAGCAGAAAACCAGTCTAAAGTAGATAAAGGAAGAACTGATAGTGACTACTACTATATCCTTGAAGATGATGAACAATATCATCCCTATGACAGGGTACATTCAAGAATAGGAAGTAACTGGATAGAATCTCCTAAGCAGACAGAGACTTTAAAGAATATTGACCTTAAGCTCATAGATAATATAGGTAATATTAACTCCTTTAATAACTACCTTGACGGCTTATCTAAGACCTATAATACAGATCTTAGTGCTTATAAAGGAAAAACTGATGTAAGAAGCAGGAATACCATAGTCAATATTATCAGGGACAGTATGAATAAAACTAAGTCCCAGAGGGCTCTTGAGGCAGGGAGTGCAGTGGATAGTGTAGTAAGGGCATTCTTCACTTCCAATGAAATGCCTGTCAGACCCTCAAATGTTACTGAGGAGGCTTTTAATAACCTCATAGATTCACTTACAGAACTCAAGAGTAATATTGAATTAAGAGGTGAAACTTTCATCACTAATAATGTAGTAGTATTTCAGAAATACTCAGATGGAAGCAGGGTAGCAGGGGAACTTGATATATTATCTGTAGACAGTGATGGTAACTTCAAAATATATGATATAAAGACAGGTAGATATAGCTTCTATGACTTTGTAGACAGATTTGGACATAAAGTAAATTACTTTACCAATAAGTCTGCTACTCAGGTAATGAGTCAGAAAGATTATTATACCAAGCAATTAAGTGCCTATAAAAACCTGTTTGAGTCACAGTACCATACTCCTATCAGTACCTTAGCTATACTTCCATTTGTATTGGAGTATAATAAGGAGAATAATGTAAGTAAGGTAACCAGGGAGAAAGGTATAAGATTAACCTATGATCCTGGAGTTAATGTTCCATTAGCTGGTTATGTTCAGAAACCTCCTATCAGAAGTGAAGTCAGAAAAAGGCCCTCTTCTGTATTATCTAAAAAAGTGATTACTCCAAGTGACCTGGGATTTGGTGACAGAAATGATAAATATAAGAGGCTGGGAGAAGTAAAATCTACAGAATCTGTTACAACAGATAAGGGGGTTAAAGTGTCTGTTACTTACTATGAAAAGGGCACAGTAAAGAAGGTTGAGAAAGGAAGTTCTTATATAGAACAAGCCTATGATGAAAATAATAAACCTGTAGGTGAACCTGCTTTTGATGTTCCAGTAGGAACAAATCCTTTATCTGAATTTGTAAAGTCTGATTCTAAGGGTTTATATATGTCTGATGAAGATATATTAAATGCCTTTAAGAAGTATGAGGTGGATGCCCCATTGCAAATACAGGAAACTTCACCTATCTTTGAGCCTTCATTGGAGACCCAACCTTATATAAATAATCTGCTTCCTGAGTATTCATTGGAAGATAGCAGACCTGGGTTCTACTTAATGGATAATAAGTTGCACTCAGGGTATCTCTCTTATGTAGGAGATATAGAAGGGGTTAATGTATGGATGACTAAAGTCCCTATCATGAGTGATGATTATGGCAAAGGTACACCACATCCTGCATTAAATGATTTCTATGCAGTATTTGAAAATGGGGTTACATTCAAGTTAATAAAGAATGCCCTCCTCTCTTATTCCGAGAAAGAAGCTAAAGAACAAATTAAGAGACTCTTATCTGGTAATCCTAACAGGATGAAATCTTTGGCCAGTGAAGATACTATCATAATGAATATATCTCATGAACCTGTGGAGATAGATACTCCTGTTACACCTGCTACTATAAACCAGTCAATAGGAGGAGCAGCAGGAACTATAGCTAAGGAACAAGCTATAAGTGTTGTAGATGATGAGTTTGAAGATGAGTTTGTACTGAGAAAAGTAGATAGTGACTCAAGACCTGTATGGGATAGTAAAAAAGAACTGGAATGGATTAAGAGAGTACTGCCTCAGTTAAGTGACAATGAGAGGTTAAAAGTCACCAAAGGATTAATAAAAGTAGGAAGGACAGGGGCCTTAGCATGGGGTCAGTTTAGTGATGGTATCATTACACTTAGTGATATAGCTGCTGAAGGAACTACATATCATGAGGCTTTCCATGCAGTATTTCAGTTATTGACAAGTCCTGAGGAGAGAGAGGCTTTACTAGGGGAAGCCAGGAGCAGCTATGGGGATTTAAGTAATATAGAACTGGAGGAAAGAATGGCTGAAGGGTTCAGGGAATATGTAATGAGCAAAGACCATCAAAATCTTGGATCTAAGCTACTAAACTTCTTTAAGGAACTAATTGCTAAGATAACTAACTGGAAGGCTCTTAAACCCTCCCTGATACAGTATTACAGGAATATTAATGAAGGACACTATAATAATTCCAACTATACAGTACCCAGCCTGTATGAAGGAGCTAAAGATAGTGTTGAAGATTTCAGTAACCTGAATACTGAAGTTAGAGAAGCTTTGGAGAATAAAGGATGGACAGCAGAACAATGGTCTAGGATCTCTGACTCAGAGAAGAAACAGGCTATAAGGTGTATTTCCTAGACTTCAGGCAGAAATTTTTTATTAGGGTAAGGTCAATAACCTTACCCTATTTTTCTTTTCTCACTCGTCCTTGAGCATTTTTATGAGAAGTATTATCATTACTGCTATGAATAATAGGCAGACAGCACTAATTAAACCAGCAAATATATAATTTATTATCTCCATTTCATGTAAGTTATTTATTAATTTTACTATTATATACTACCAAAGGCACGTACCATTGCTATAGATTTATATGCATAAAACAAACACTCTTTAAGTAGACCTTTAATATTCATCATAACCAGATCATCCTCTGATATATACATTACTGAATCCTTTGTGATAGAGAGATAGTACTTTATATTACCTACTTCAATATACTCAGGAAGATTATCCAGAAAATATGTTACATCATAAGCAAATTCTACAAACTCATAGTTATCTTTAATACACCGGTCATCATTTAATTCAATATCCCAGTGTTCACCATCATGGCTTACCCAGCAGAAATAAGCTGAACTGAGGTCCTCACCTAAATCCTTAAAGACCTGCATGTTCTCCCTGCTGACTATGTTATTATTTATAAATCCCATATTGCTTTAGTTAAAAAAAAGAGTAGTATTTCTACTACTCTTTGTGATTATTGTTTATAGAAAGGTATTTGGTCCTCAATATGTATAGCTCTCATTGCAGTATTATACATAGGAGCCAGTGGTGATTTAAGGAATGCCTGTTGTGCCTTAGACTTACCTTCATAGGGACCTGATTGCAATATAGCATCTTCCCCATTAAACAACTCATAGTTCCATGGACTTATAAGATCAAGAAGGTTCATAGCCTTCTCTGCTGTATTAATACCAGCAGCAGGGGACTTAAGGATCTTCAATCCTTCTGTAAGCATAGTAGTAGAAGGTAATAAAGCACCTAATTCAGTATATAGTCTTCTTAGCTGATATTCTATCATCTTTGCCAACCAAGGTCTGCTCCTGTCATCATCCCAGTCTATGAATCCAATAAGTGCTACTACAGTAAGGAAATGTGCAACTTCAGTCAATGCTCTGGTTACATTAGCCTTCTCAGTAGTAGTCATTTCTCCCCATCTTGATGCTATATCAAACTGGGCCTTCCTGAGGTCATTCATTAATGCCAGCATAAATCTACCTGTAGTATTATAGTACCCTTCAGTCCATGCTTCAAGGTCAAAATTATAACTGACAGATTTAAATCTCCTGTTCAGTGATGGTTTAATCCATTTTCTGAACATTATAGCCAGTCTACCTACAGCTAACCTTTGAAATGCACTTCTGTCAAGTTTATTATAAATACCATGCATTCTTTGGTTAATAGCCTTAGCCTTATTGGTAAATTTAATAATATCATTCTGTGTAAATGCACTCCCATCAGCTTTAGTATATCCCTTTTTTAAGACCAGTTTAGCCCCAAGCTTCTTATTTGAGGGATCAATATACCTCACCTCCATAGCATCCCAAAGACTTACTATTTTACCATCAGGAGACTTCATTTTATAAGCATTTGCCAGTGCTAAAGAGGTTCTGTTCTGCATCCAGTGCTCACCTGCATTATTTAGTACAAACAATGCAGATGTCCCAAACATCCTGCTGAACCATGTCTTCCTGTCAAAGTTAACTTCCCTTACTTCAGTCTCATATTCCTGCATCACATTGAAGAGTTCATCCCATAAGTACATCTTATTGGTCTTTACCCTGTCTCCTATCTGGGCAAGGAAATCAGGCATAGCCTTTGCATATATTTTATCTGCTGCTATAGTATCTTTTTCATTAAAGAACTCCCCTGCAAAAGACTCAATTCTCATCATCACTTTACCTGTAGCAACATTGGATACTCCTGATAACAGGTTTAATGCAAGATTATTGAGGGAAGTCATCCTGTTAACAAGGTTAGCCAGTTTAGCTTTATCATACTTACCCCAACTGCCTTCATCTGCCATGTATCTTCCATACACCTGCATCTCAAAGAAATCATTAAGCCTTTCAAGGAATCTGGTCTTATCTCCTCTTCTAGTAAGTACTTTCTCTATTCTTCTTCCCATCACCTTAAAGCTTTCTACTAAAGGAGAACCAGCTTCAGTTTGTACAACTTCCCTTTCTCTAAGAAGATCCCTGCCCACTTCAAGAACATCAACAATTTTATTCATCTCATTGAAGTCAGTAGCCATAGAAGCATATGCTGTAAGGGTAGATACTATATCTGTGGATATATCATTGGCACTCTCTCCTTTTCTAAGCTTGGTAAAGTATATAGGCAATAACTGTACCTCCCTGTTTTCAAAATCCACAATACCAGATTTAGTACCAAAGTCAGAGTCATCTGCCCTTCTTACTACCTCATCCTTCATAGATTCCCAAACCTCCTTAACAGCAGAACTCACATCACTGGAAGACTTAATTCTCTCAAGAAGATCTTTTCTTATCTTAACAGCACTATTCAGGGTAGTATAGTTCTCAGGAAGTAATGCATCCAGATCTGCTTTAATTTCCATAATTGAATTATAGAATTCTCTCTGGGCACTATTGAGGGCTTTAAATTCCTTACTTTCATACATGGATAGTTTAGGTCTTTTGACACCATTTACTACCTCCATATTGGCTTCAAACCACTCTTTTCTCTCCTTATTATAGTTAATCAGGTCTTCTCCTACAGGATTTCTCCCATACTTATCATTAAGTCTGGCATACATCTCTCTCATTCTCTCCCTGAACATAGCATGGTTAATCTGGGAAATGTAGTTACCACTCTTATTCCCTTTGCTATCTTTCTCAAACATCCACTCAGTATCTTTTATCCCTACCTGTTCAAGTTTTATAGCAGCAGCCTGCAATGCTTTCTTTATTCTTATGGTCTCCAGTCTTGCCTTTTCCTTACTCTTTTTAACAGCTTGATCCATAAGTTTGAGCATATAGTCAGAACTGTCTGCCATACTATCCAGCCATCTGTCAAAGAAGGAAATATCCTTTTCAGCTACCTTTATAAGTTCCTCTGCCTTCAGCTCTTTGCCCTGATACTTACCAAAGGGAACCACAAGTTTGTCACCAAGGAAAGGCTTAATGAAATCCACAAACAGGGGCATGGATACCTTATTATAATCTATAAACAGGTCACTTAGCAGATTATTAATATTATCTACTACTATCCTTACCCTTTCCCCATATCTGTTATCAGCCTCCATCTCCTCATCTCTGAGGGCTTCCCTGACATTATCATTTATCCTCTTGTAACTATATAGATAGTTCCTTATATCCCTAAGTACAGCAGCCCTTTCATTGACTTTAGAAGCAGGAGTGCTCCTTAATGCTATAAGTCTGTCCTTTACCTTCTTTAGCTCATTAAGGGCATTCTCAGAATACAGGTATATACCCTCTATAGCATTATTCTCCTCCAGTTCAAGTTCCAATCTTTCTATTAATAACTTCTGATTAGCAGTAAACTGGCTGCTGGCACTTCTCTTTTCATAAATCTTAAGTCTCTTGGATTCATTATCCATGATGTCCTTAAGTAACTTATTATCCCTGTCTACCCTCTCCTTAGTACTATAGTAAAGATCAGAAGATGTAATGTTTTCCACATCTATAGCTTCATCAAGCTGTCCTGTAAGTATATCACCTGCCAGTGAAGCAAAGTCACTGTCTGCCCTTAGGAGAGCCTTTTGTATCTGACTGGCACTTATACCCCTTAGAAAATTCTTTACTGCCTCTATGACTCTTTCAAGGAGGTTTTTATATCCTGATGAAGGTATATCCTCCTGTAGTAGCAGGTGCTTGGCTAATAATTTACCAGCAGCTTCTTTAGCTAGTTTAGCCTCATTACCTTCATATAAAAGACTATAAGTATTATACTCTTCACCAAGGATTTCTGCTGTCAGTCCATTATTAGCCAGATTATTAACCAACCTGTTTATTAGTGGATTATCCCCCATGGCTTCAATAGCAAAGTGTGCAAATTCCTCAGGTAAAGCCTTCTCACCTTTTACACCATCAGCAAGTCTTATCAACTCAATGATACCTGTAGCAGCATCCCTTGCCTGACTAAAGTCTGTGACTCCTGCAACTCCTCTTCTTTCTTCAAGGTCTGTCAGGGCTCCTATAGCTATACCATTAGCTGCCAGAATCTCTTTTAACCTGGTATTAAGTTTATAGTTATACTCCATATTATCAGAAGTAATACTATTCATTTTATTTCTTGCCTTGACAGATAAGCTGAGGAAAGTCCTATGGCTTTCATTATCCTGGACTTTGTCCACAATAGCCACATAATCCCTCCTATACTCTGATTGGGTATTAAACTGGATAGCCTTTTGGGTAAGCATATCATAATTTTTCCCATCATAAGTATATAACTTCATTTTGCCCTGCTTATTGTAATACCCTATATCCTTATTGAGTTTCCTTAATACTTTACCATTTTCAATAGCATCACTAAGATTAGTTTTCTCAAGAAGGCTGGCTAAGGTAGGCTCCCCATTCTCATCTAAGGTTAACTTTGGATTCCAGGTGTTAATAAAGAAACTACTTTTAGTCCTGAGGTAATGTTTTGTTGCCTCTTCTCTGGTGGTAAGGGAAAGCAGGTCTTTAAATAACCTGCTTTCTACTTCTTCACCTTTTTTATTAAGTACAGTTGGAATACCTGTACCTGCTAAACATTTTTCTGCCATATACTATAATTCAAATACATCAGGAGCCAAGCACAAAGGATTGTTACTAGCATCCCTGTAATCAAGGTTAGGTTCTATAGAGAGTATATCATTACTCTTACCATTATTAACTTCAGGAGATTCATTATACACTTGTTGAAAGGCCTCAGTTGCTATCTCTTTAGTGGATACAAAGTCTTTAAAATCAAAAGCAGGTATATCATCATAATCTATATCAGCCTCTTCATAGGAAGTAGTATCTACAGATTGATAATTCCTGTCATTCTTTGATATAACAGATTTGAGTTCACTGACATCCTTACCATATTCATACTCTATAAAACTATTCTTAAATCCAAGAGGATCTATTCTGTTATAGGTAGCTGTGTTAATTAACTGGCTGCTTATCTCTCCTTTCCTGTAATATATATTGTTGCCTGATTTATCCCTTCTGGTAATATAATTAAACAGGTCATATATAGTATTACCATCTTCATCCTCACCAAGGACTTCCCTGATTGCCTTCCTGTCTGATATGTTGGATTTACTATCTATAGTTATAGTGATCTGGTCAAGGGGTTTCCCATCCTTATCCTCAAACCTTATAGAAGAATCCTTAGGTATCTCAGGAACAAGCTGTCTGTTATCAAGGTGATTATAGACATATTGGTCTATAAACTGTGTATAATCATCAGGAGTAGTAAGAAGACTTCTCAGGGTACTTATATAATCAGGTACAGTCTGTCTTATTATTACTGAAGCTAAATGTATAAAGGTATTAGGACCAAAAGCAAAACCATTTCTATAATAGCTGTACCTTAATAAATTAAGTGCTAAAGACTGTGCTTCTTCACCCATATATAACAGGTTAGTCCAATCTCTTGAGTACTTCTCCCTTAATAAAGGAGTTAACTGACCTACATTCCTGAATACTATAGTATCTACTGGATTAGTTCTGTTAGCCTTCTGTACAGATAATCTCTTTATAAACTCAAGCTCTGCTATATCTGCATTTTCTCCTACTACTTTAAGGAAGTAAGAAGGAAAGTTATTTATAAATTCTTTTCTCTTCTCTGCTGAAGATACATATTCTGCTCCCTCCTTATTTGAATCCATAACAAGCTCATTACCAAAGAACTCTGTCTTAGACATTATATATGCCAGAAGATCATTATAGATATTATTGATAGTCTTAGTATTCAGCCTTCTCCTTCTTGCATAATTCCTTAGCCCATCAAGCACTTTCTCAAAAGAATCACTAAACTGCGGATAGTAATTACTTAACATATCCTGTGCCTGAGATACACCTAATGTATAAAATGCTTGTAAATAAGGCAAAGGAGATTCCAGCAACATCCTCCTTATATCATCCTCAGTCTTTCCTGAGATATTAAGTGGTAGTATAACTGAAGCTTCTGTAAGAGGGGATCTGGGGGAGGTTACAACCTGTTCAATAAAGTCTGCTACTTTCTGATGTTTATTCTGTGTATCTGCAATAGTAGGTCCTGCTGCCCCTCCCTGAGTATCTGACCTTGTAGCCTGAACTAATTGGCTCAAAACATCTGAGGTACTGGATATTCTCTTAAATAACATACCTACAGCTACCTGATTCTCATAAAATTTAACTCTCTTTGATACAGAAATATCAGTAACATCTTCAAGGTCTTCTATCTCTTTCTCCATTAGTATGTTATCAGCCAGTTCATAGGCATAGAAGTTATTATTGATATAGTTACTATAAGTAACTTCACCCATCATAGAAGCATTTTTCCTGTACTCTTCAAGTACGAGGTCTATACTGCCATCTTTGCCTAATCTTCTGTCCCTGAAATAGGCAGTAGTTATATCCCTTACTACAGGCTGGTTCATAAGAAGGCCTATAATAATAGGATTATATCCTAATCTTGATAATAACATACTGGGATCTCCTGTAAGCATATTCTGATTCAATGCTTTAAGGATAGGGTCCTTTGTATTATCTACAGAAGCAGCCAGGAAATTAGCATTATTCTTTGATATGAATTCCTTATTATCATTGATGACTTCATGTAAGGAAGTAAGCTTCTTACCATCCAACCTGAATGCCCCATTCTTTGTATCCACACCAAGCATAGTGTGCTGTATTAAAGCATGGTTGGCATTATGGTTAGCATACAGACCAATCATATTAGCACCAGTCATATTCTGCTGATGTAAGATAACCTGTGTCCTGGGATTTAAAGGATCAAGATCTTCCCTGTATTCTTTTGCAATCTTATTCAGATCTTCAAGGTCAAGCTTACTCAGGGCATCATATACAGATTTACTTTCTTCTACTCCTAACTCTTTCCTGAGATTACTTTCTTTAGCATTTCTAAGTATAGTACAGATTCTTCCTGCTTTTTTAGCATAGTCAAATCCACCTGGGTTAAGGATTTTTGATGCAGTGTCACTATTAGTAAGGACACCCCATATCATATCAATAAGGAGATTATTCCTTGCTGCAAGACTATTTTCTGCCAGAGTTTTACTCCAGTCATATTTTACCTTCTCTATTTTATCCTTCTGAGCTACCCTATACTTATTTTTATTTGCCTGCCAGGTCCTCCATATATTGTAGTCATTACTTCCTTCAGGAGCAGTCCTTCCCTCATCAATAGCATCCTCTATATTGCTTTTCAGTTCCTTAATATATTCAGGGGATAATGTCCTACCATTAGCTAGTTTGGAGATAAGATCATCAATAAACTGTGATTTATTATACCTGGGAACTATATTGAACTCAGGCAGCATAATGTACATCTTATCAACATCAAAGTCACTACCACTAAGTGTAGTAATATCAGCAGGAAGCATAATAGCACTGCCATTTTGCTGGGGTAAGAAGCCTTTGATCATCAAGGGTGCCATAGAATACTTATCTTCTGTTGGAATCCTGTAGCCAATAAGCTTCCTAAGGTCCTCAGGGAGTTTATTTATATCAAGTTCATGAGTACCTGATTTCATAAGGGGCTCATAGAACTTCCTGCTATAAGCAGGCATATAGCACTCAAGGTACTTGATTCTTTTATTTTCCCCTTCTCCTTCAAATACTATATTAAGATCTTTAGTAAGACCATAACTTGATACCTGTATTAATGCACCTCCCCTTATTTTCTGCTTAGTAATCCTGTTCTTAATAACACTGTTTAAGAGGTTCTGTGTCTTAAGAGACTGTATAGGCTCAAACAGGGGTATAGTAAACTCTCCTTTATTATCCAAAGTACAAGCTCTTACCATGTCTGCACCATACTTTCTGCTACCTCTTACTTCTTCAAGTAGTACCTCCTCAACCTTCTTAGCATCCTTGAATATCTCTCTTGTCTCAAGATAGGATTGTAGTACATTCTCTGTATTTATGGCATCATACATCCTCAACCATTCATCTCTTGACATACTTCTGCCATCAACATTTATAATAGTACCAGAATCAATATCAGCAGTAATAAGCTTCCTGATCTGAGTTCCTACTAACTGGGCAGCATCAATACTATGTTCAGGAGTAGCTGTCTGAATACCATAGTCTTCATAGCTAACTTTATGTACTACATTAGGATTCTCTACCCCATTGGGTGTGGCATAGGTATTAAGAATATCTCTGACTTCTCTGGCCGACTCAGCCTTATTTAAATCAATTACTCCCTGTTTACCTACTTTTACAGAGGATTCAAACTGAACTACATCTATACCCTTGTCCTCCATAAACTCATTAATAGCTACCAGCTTTGAGGAATTTCCCAGAGGTCCTGCTATTAATTTATGCATAGCAAGCAAAAGGAACTCAGAGTTCTTATTCTGAACAGGGGTTTTTATATCTGAATATCCTTGTATACCACTTGAATTACTAATCTGTGTGTAAAGGAAAGGCTTCTTAGTCTGCCATATGATATTAAAATCAGCTATATTCCAGTTACCTTTCTGGAAGTTATTAAAGGCATTCTCCATATCATCAGTCCACTGTCCTGACATATCAAGTATTGCCCTATAGGAACTTAAAGACCTGTAAGCCTGTGCATCTCCTACATTTACTTCCCCGAATTTATTAAGTATAAGGTCTCTGTCCCTTGATGACATTTCATGCTTTTTTACCCTCTCATCAAGTACTGTAGTTATATCATCAAGTGCAAAAGATTTTATCTTATTATCCTTGAGATAAATAGTCTTTTCCCACTTTCTTCCATACTTGGAATTAGTATTTAATCTCAATGCAGGAGCATGTACCTCTTTGAACCTTTTTTGGAAGTCTGTTACTCCATCATAGAAGGCAAGATCAGTAGTAGTAAGTTCTATAATCTGGGAAGTGGCTAATTTACTATTCCAGAAATATTCCCTTAATCTATCTTTAGCAGGATTCTTTATTACCAGATTATTACTGATAGCATCATGTACCTTCATACTAATATCTCCGGCCTCAACCCTTCCATCAAGATGCTCTTTTATAAGGTCAAACACAGGAATAGCTGCCCTATTATCTACAGGAAGGTTCCTGTTAAATTTTCTCAACAGGGATTCCATTTCTGTAGACCATGCATTTCCCATCAACTTCTTAGCCTCATGAAGGGCTTTGGATACAGAAGCATTATTAGCAGACTGGCCTACTGAGACTCCAATAACATCAAGATAGTTATACTTACCATTAGTTTCATCAAAAAGGCCTACCTTATACCATTCTTCAATAGTATTTTCAAATTCATTATCTATAACTCTTCTAAGATTCTCCCTTATAAAAGTTCTTAATTCCTCTCCTGTACCATCTCTTTGAATCCTTTGAAACCTGTCAAGGAAGGACTCCCCATTTTCAAACCTAAGGTCATTCAAGGCTGGTAAGAATTTAAACTCTGCCCCACCAATACTCTTTATTTTACCTTTCTCCTCACCATCTTTATACCTTACAATATCAAAGTTAGCAATAGGAGTTATATTAGGGTTACCTTTCTGATACTCTTCATCCCTTTGATTAACCAAGGCTATTCTGTCAAGTTCCTGACTTACAAGATCAGTTAATCTGTTAAGGATAATATCTTCATATTTCATGTACTCCCCATCTGCCCCTACAATACTTTTATCAGTATACTTCCTGAATCTTATAAATTCAGCAGAAGGACTATCTGATAAAATAGGTACATGATAATTAGCCCATTGAATGTCAGATTTAGTATTTGTAGGTTCTGCAAAATACTCAGTAAGCAATACCAGAGTATAATCAAGATCATCCCAATCCTGATAGGCAGTCCTGTCTGAACTTAATACTACCTTATGGTTTAATCCTTTTCTGATATCAGGGCTATTTACTATCTGGTTGAGCCAGTCACTTCTCCATCTGCCATCTTTAAAGAACCAGTCATATTTACCAAACTCTTCCTGGATATAATCTTTAAACCTCTTATCATCCCCTGATACATTCTTTAACTGTTTAATCAGTTTACCTAAATAATTAGGAGTAACATGGCTATAATAAGATTTATCATTATCCCTTACACTACTCTCAATAGCATCTTCTGTAACCTCTGCAATTAATGTAGCAATATTTCCATATGCTGCACTATAGATATTAATGAGATCCCTATCCTCAGCTTCAAGAGATTCAGAAGTCATATCTCCTTTACTAACCCCACTAAAGATAACATGTAAATCAGTTAGTAGGGAAGTAACAGGATCTGAAGAAGATTTTACCTTTCCTTCACTATTGGTGAGTACATCCAATAGAAGACCCTGATTAGGATCTATACCAACCATATGTAACAGCTTATTGATAGTACTCCAGGTACTCTCTTCCTTTATAGTATCAACCTTCTGGTCAAAAGACAGATTAGCAAGTTTATTATTGAGAGACTCTGTAAGTTTTAACCCTTTCCTGGCATTATCAATAATTATCTTACCATCACTGTTATATATACTGTCATCATCAAAGGTAATACCTCCTTCATAATTATCTCTCCACTTGTCAAGAAGATATGAAGTTCCTTCAGGTTTATTAATAGAGATAGTCTGTATCTTATAAGTACCATCTGCCTGTAACCTTCTCTTCTGAATCCAGTAGTTAAGGAAGTCTTTTCTAAAATCCTGATAGAACTGACTGAACAGATCAGGGTCTCCTTCAAGTTTATTTATAACCTGTTTAACCCAGACTTTAGTATTACTCAGTTTGTCAAGTAAAGGAAGCATATCCTCTGAAGTAACCATGTCCCTTAGTTCATTAATAAGGGTTGCATGTACATAGCTTGCATCAAGATACCTTAGGAATCCTAAATCATCCCTCTCTGCCTTACCCTTATGATTCAGTCTTGGTATAGACATAATAGCCTTTCTTACTGCCTGGCTGAGACTATCATGGTTACTTACCTGATTGGCTTTACTCATCCATCCTTCTTTAACCATCTCTTCAAAAGAGAAGTCATCAGATAATTCATCAAGGACACTATCTCCTTCTGGAGTATCACTATTCAGATCCCCATCTTTGGGAGCAAGATAATTAAGATCCACCCTTATACCTTCTGTAGATATAAGTATACTGCTTGCTTCTTCTGCAAGAGCCCTGAAGTTATCCAGAACCTTTTGGTACTCAATAGTTTTATATAAGGCTTTCTGTTTTGCAACCAAGTACTTCTGCTCATCACTATATTTCTCTGACCCCCTTTTACTATTGATTATATTAAGTTCTGATTGTATTCTGTTCTCCTCAGTATCCTGAACATAGTTATTGAAGATATTCTGTACCCTCATAAATAACCCGGCAGGAGTATAAGCCTTAATGATATTAAACCTGTCAAGAGACTCCAGTTCCTTCTTTAATTCTTCAAGAGCTATTGAATCCCCTTCCCTCTCTGCATCTTTAATCCTCCTGTTCAGTGTGTCATCATGCTCCTGTAATGCATAGTCTATTTCATTACTAAACAATCTTGCTATAAGATTCACCCTATCCATCCTTGTTCTCCCATCAAAGGTAAGGAACACCTTAGCCTGCTCCTCCACACTGGATAATCTGGGAGTTTTAAAAGCACTGGATAACTCACCTTCTTGAGGCATAATATTTTCAGGTTTTCTCAGTTTTGCCTTGAACTGCTGTAACTCCTCAGGAGTAGGGTAAGTATCCCAGTCTTTATTATTTTTATCTTGCCATAACTCAATAAGCCCCTTTACCACTTCAATAGGTTCTCCTTTCATTTCATTAGCAAGGGAAGTTATTAATGAGTTATTTGTTAAACATCTATTCATTCCTTATAGATAATTATTAGTTTTAATTGCAAATATAGAGGTTTATTTCTTAAATAGCAAGCTATTAAAGAGCTTATTCTGTAAGGTCAAATTAAATCCTTAACAGTAAAAAAAAAATAGCAGAGGACTACCTCTGCTACTTAACTAGAAAACTCCGGGGATCAAACTAAAGAATGATCTTATAGCTTCCCTATGTTTCTCTAAGAACTTAGAAGCTATTTTAGAGCATTCAAATGTAAGTATATGGGGGGAAGGGGGTTGTTGTCAATCTTACATCCTCTATCCCAGCATCCCATATTATAGCCCAATAAGTTGAACCACTTTTGTAATCAGGAGTCCATCCTCCATTGGCTACATCTCTGTAAAGTAATAATCTGGTCAGGCATATAATGGCTTCTGCCTGACTCATAGTAGTACACAACAGAGCTTTGTAGGGGAGGGAAGGAACCTCTATTGAGACACTTTGGACTCTTCCATATTCAGTAGGCATAAATATATTCTTTAGCCCACGTACCTCACTTAGATGATGAAGAGCCTCATCAACATTGGTAACAACATCAGACTTAGGTTTAAAGACAACCTCTTCATCACTACAATTACTATAGTCTATCTGGTAACCTTTTGGTACAGGAATCCTCATGATACTATTTATTTGTTAATTATTATTTTACAGCTTAATGGATAGGCAAGGGAGTACTCTCCCTACATAATCTATACTACAGATACTCACAACACCTTTATATAACTCAACTCCAAATATACCTGAAGATTTAGTCACAGTGGAGCTGAGATACCAACTGTTATCCAAAACACTAAAGCCCAAACTTTTTAGAGTCTCATTTAAATCTAATCTATAATAGGAGATTACATTCAATTCCCCTAAAGAAGGCAGATACCAATTTCCCTTATCACTCTTGAATCTGCTATAATTTAAACAATAACTGACTGCTGGGTATAGCTTATCAGAGAAGTCATTTGTATTTTTGAGTATTTCTGTATTAAGCTTACCTTTTACATCCAGTAATGCTTCATCAATACAATCACATGGTAGAGAGCCCTCGGGGCTTAAACCTGGTTTTTCTCTAAAAGCCAGATATGCAGGAGCACATTCAGGGGCTATTAACTTGATACAATCACCTTCAGCCTGAAATACCATACCTAAGACATCTTCCTTTCTATCCTTAGCTTGCCCTGGACTCAAGACAGAGTAATCTCTCATAATAACATCTCCAAGTGAAACCTTGTTATAGCGAGCATTCTCTTCAACACTTTTGATAATATCATCAATATCCTTTTCAGTAGCCGCAAGATACCTGCGAGTTAGCTGCAATTGTGTAATAAATTCAGTATATTTATCGGAGATAAAGTCAGTATTATTCATATATTTTAATGGTTGGTAGGTAACTATGCATAGGTTTGTAGCCCTACATAGTTACCTATTTGTTTAACATTGCTTAAGTGTAATATAACTTAAAGTATTTGTTTAAGTCTACTCTATAGTTATATATAAAGGCACGGGCCAACTCCTCAGTTCTGAAATGAAATAGCCTGTTAGCTACATTGCAGCAAGAACACATAATTGCTCCATTAAGCTTATTCATCTCTACGCAATATTTAGGCTCAACAGGATCATCCCAATTAGGTTTCCACCCATCATTATAATAATCTCTTAGTAACAATAGCCTAGCTAAAGCCTGTATAGCCTCAAGGTTGTTTTTATTCAAAGATAGCATTAGGGATTCCAAATTCCCTAGTGACATATTAGGATCTACCTCCATAGGGGAAGAACTTTGCTTATAAATGTAATACATTGGCACAGATTCAGATTTCCTGAGTAACCAATCCCGTACTAACCATTCATAAGTTACGTCTAATTTAAGAGACCTTTTCAATATAATCTGATCACTAGTACTTGATGGATCAAGAGTATATCCCTCCGGAATAGATATTTTTATATCATCTCTCATATAACACAATATTAAATAATTTATTGATAGGAAGGCTAATATAGGGTATAATAGAGCCCTGATGCTATCACATCAAAGCTCCCTATATGCTATTATGCCTTTAGAAGCAAACTTATCCAGTAATGAATTCATGAGAGTCTCCATATCTGGATGAGGTTTTCCTGTAAGAGCCTTAAAGGTTCTTAATCTGAATACATGCTTCCAGTCTGATACAAAACCAGTAACCATTATCTCTGTCTTCAGTGCATTAGGTAGTATTGCTCTTGCCTGCTGAGGTGTCCAACCAGAGTCTTCTACTAACTCAAGATATGAATTTTCTGCTATTTGCAAGCCTTTCAGGAAGGTCTCTACGCCTGGTGTAAAATATCTTACAGGGATGTAACAACCATCTGTATCTTTCATACTCACATTAGGACAATCATCCCATCCATATTCTTGAATATCACCCCCAGCAGAGACGTGTGGATTGTTATCCATCCATGAATAGTAACCCTCACTAAGATTTAGATGAGAAGGGATAATGTAAGTAAGTTCATTACCTAACTTATCCTTACTATAGTTACAATATCTTGTACTTTCCTGACTGTAGGACATTAGTCTATGCCTTACAAGCTCATGAGAAACTCCTCTGTCACATATAAGATGTGCACTAATCCTCCTTTCATGGTAGTCTGTAGGATCACAGAGATACTGTAAGTCATCAAGCCAATCATGTTCTACAAGTACTCTAAGGTTTGTTACTACATAATAGCACTTCTCACCAGATGTTCCGATCTTTGCCTTAGAATAAGGATTATCTATATAGTTATCTATCCTGTATGAAGTCTCATAGGTTATAGGAATTCTGAGATATACAGTACCATGTTCAAGTACAGATAAATGTCCTGACTTTATTAATCTTTTCACAAATCCTTCGGCAGAAAGATTCTCTCCTCTTAGTGGATACTTATCTTTCAGCTCCTGTGTAACCCTTTCATTCCCTCTTATACTAGATTCCCCGTCTTGACTATACCATTTATACTCAGGCTCAGATTTATAACATATCCTTCCTGCCCTTTCTATATGGCAATATAAATCAGAGAGAGTAATACCCTGCTCTACTATTTCACAACTTGGTCTTATCAGTTTCATACAGTACTTTCTTTTTATAAGATACGACAGTAATAACTTGAGTATTCTCAACCCTCTCAACTTCATAGGGCTGATTACAATACTCATTAGGTTGATTCTCTGTTAACCCCTGTTCCCATTCAACACAGAAAAGTTTATCCTTAATTGCCAAAATAGACTGTATAGTACGAGTCCACCTTCTATCATTGCCTTCTACCCTATCTGTTTCATAACAATCAATAGCTTCCTGCAATTCATCCTCAGACAGGGGTCCCCCATTATATATTTTATCTTCAAGCTTCATATCAGAATAATTTAACTATCAGCAACTACTTCCTCAGGCTTTTGCACCTTGATTACATTTTTAGCTGTTCTCCTTATAGTTCCCACTCCATTTGGAGCCATTGCTACATCCACAGATTCAGGATACACATGTGCTACCTTTCCTACCCTAAGATCTTTTTTATACAGTGCAATATAAGCCACTAAGTCTCCCACATACAGTTCATTTCCTAATTTATCTTTCATAACTTCTCTACTTCTATAGATTCACACTTCCAACTATTTATAATCTTCCTGAACTCTTCTTTCCTCTTTGGGTTATAGTCAACATCATTAAGCAGAATCAAAGCTATATCTTTCAGGGATAATACCTGTTCCTGGAAATCATCAAATAGTTCATCATTTTCTACAGGATATATAGTGTCAATAGCAGTATCAATACTACAGGTTACTGTCCCTCTAACCATAACAGTCTCAGGAGGGTAGTAGTTGTTATCAGGATACCATGGAGCCCTGCTATCCTGATCTGCCCCTAATGGTACATTTTCACTCATCTTTCATATAGTTAGCTGATAGTTTTAATAACTCTACTAACAAATCCTGGGTCTTATTAGATTTTTCCTTCACATAAGCTTTTGCATAATCATCTATCTCTTCTACCAAGAGTGGCAAATACTTCTCTCTAAAAAGCTTATTTATAATAGTATCTAAGAGCTTATTACTCACTGCATAAGATATACTATTGGTATCCCGATCTCTAGATCTAGCTTGAACTGTAAGAGTAAAGGAATTTTGCAGCTTTAGCCAACTTTTCCCAAAGCTATCATAGTCCTCACACATACTCCTCCATTTATCTAAACCATTAAGTATTTCATTTAATCTGCTATTCATGTTTACATTTTTTTTTGATGGCCTTGACATCTTCAATAAGGTTATTTTCCCTGATAAGCCTTCTGGCTATAACACATGCAATTCTGGTAGGCACACTAATATGCCTACCATTTGCATCTGTATATATATCATGATCTCCCCTACTCCTATTGTAAGAAAACCCATTAGCTACCAGCACCCTGACAAACTCTTTGTAAGTATATTTCTTTATCCCCCTGGGCATACTTCTTCAAAAGTTACTACCTGCTCTGCCATAAGATCATTACATGGAGGAACTATAACCTGCTCTATTCTGGTTACTTTATATAACCATGGAGTCCCATTATATACTCCATTCCTCTTCAACAATACCTCAGCTTCATGAGAAGAAGAGGCTTTACACATAGCACAGCCTTTACCATACTTCTCTACCTCAAACTCTAATACCCAAAGCTGTAAAGCTCCATTAGGAGCACATCCTCTTACAACCTCATCTTTTGGGTCAGTACAATTACAACTAGTACACATCTAATGCCATTTCAATTATATAAGGTTTTACATCCTCCCCCTCTAAAAAACATCCCTTCATTTCTTTTAAGCCAAAGCCTCTAAACCCTTTGCCAAAATCATGAATTTTTAATAACCACAGGGCCTCTTCTTTACTGTTGGCTGCCACAATAGCCATACCACTCTCAAAAAGACCTGTAGGCACGGCAGAATATAATTTAAGCTTCATCTTTATCCAATTTTAGCCATATCTCTAAGAACTCCTTAGCCTTCATGAGGTCTTCTTTCTTATTATCAGGATATTTCTTATCATGCCTCCATAAGTATTTGAAGGCACTACCAATACAGAAGTTCTTTGCAACCTCTGTACCCCATGCAGCCTCCATAGCATCAATGCAACTCACACTACTATTATTATAATGGGCAGGTTTAATAGAACCGTTTACTTTTACAAAGAACTGTTTCCACTCCTCATCTTCTGACCAATCATTAGCCTGACCACTAAGGTCAGTAATATAACCATCCTTATCACTAGTATACTCCGATCCAGCATAATATCTTACGATATTAGGTGAGTAGGCATCTACCACATTCCTAATACACTTAAACCTGTCTCCTCTTCTTATTTCTTCCATTTCTCATACTCTTTTAAGGATATATACTTCCTAAGAAATTCAGTTTTATCCATGGTATATATGCGCCCTGTCCTTATATTATAGTACACCCAGGATTCAACCCATATACCATTAGCTGAGTTCCACATCTTAGCTTCATGTAATATCCTGTATCTAATTTCAGTTTTTATATCTACATAGATATCTTTCCTGTTTCTATTAAATAACAGTAGAGGCACACTACATACCCCTACCATTATAAGAAATATAATAACTAACTCCATCAATGAATCCAATAATCTGCCGGAGCACCTTCAGAAAATAATCTTACTTTGGTACAAAAGAATGCTCCTGCTTTTTCCATACAATCTGCCAATACTTCATTTATTTCATCAGCTAGTTCTTCTGGTACCTCTACATTCCACTCATCATGTGATGGGATACAAAGCTTAACCTTAAATATAAGGTCATGCTCAAGTAAATAATCCCAAAGGAATATAGAAGCCAGTTTGAACATCACTGCCCCAGTATGTTGACAGGGGTAATTAATAGCCTGCTTCTCTGAGGTTGATTTTCTCCTGAAGTAGTACTTTACAGGGTACACATATACATCGGATATTGTAAGTGGAAAAGAAGCCATCTCTTCCTTGTTACCTTTCTTCTGTTTATAATAATATACCCCTGCAAGCCTGTCAATACTTTCTCCCTCTGCAAATCTCTTATACAGCTGCTGTAATACCTGAATAGGAACTATCTTAGTTTGCTTACCCTTATGCATCTTATAAGTATCCCAGAACTCACTGTTAAATCTGTTCTTTATACCAGACAGGATATTATAATCATATATATGAGCCCTGTAACCTGTTTTAGGATTCATAAGGATATATCCATTAGCCATAACAAATTCCCTCTGTTTCTTCTGATAGGTAGCTATACCCTTGAAGCCACTCATATAATTATGGTATATCTGATTACATTCATCCTTTGGTTTACCAGACTGCATATGTATAGTATCAGCATTTCCTCCATAATTAATAGCAAACTCTACTTCAGATTTTACTCTGCTTCTGAGATCATGGAACTTCTCCTTAATTTCCTCTATAGGACAATCTCCTATTATCTCAGGAAAGGTCATCTTAGCTACCAGGGAATGCACATCTCCACAACCATGATTAAATAACTCAATCATAGCAGGATCATTAGTTACATCAGCCATAATTCTGCTCTCCTGTCCATTATAATCCCTTGATATCCATTTATTACCTTTAGCTGCAATGAAACAAGCCCTTGTCTCTGCATCAGCAGGAAAGTTCTGGAAATTAAGATACTTCAGCTTATTAACTTTATCTTCTCCTCCTGAACTAAGTCTGGCTGTATCTGTACCTAACTGGTGGAATTTAGTATGTATCCTGCCTGACACAGGATTTATCTGCTTTAATACATTCCCACCATAAGTAGAGGTAACCTTAGTGGCTTCCTTATAGCTTATATAGAGGTAGGATATTGTAGACTTATCTGATTGTGAAGCTATAACTTCTGCTTTGGTACTCTCTGTTAATTCTCCTGTATCCTTATCTTTAACCATAAGGTCAAAACCAAGATATTTTAACAGTTTAGCTACCTGCAAAGGACTCTTCCAGTTTATTATACACTCAGGTCCCTTAAATCCCTCAAACAAATCTCCTTGCAGATTCTGCTTTATGAAGATAGGAGGTAACTCTATACCAATCTCTACTTTATATGCTTCAAAATAACCCCTGATAGTACCTTTAATATCCTTATCAGGAGCCCTCTCCCCCTTCATTCCAGCCCTTGCTTTCTTAAGTTCTTTTTCAGATAAACCCTCTGTCTGTAAGTAATGGTATGAATACTTTCCCCCTGTACAGGCTTCTACTACCCAATGGTTTAAAGCCTCCTCATATACCCTTTCAGCCAGATTATCCAACTCCATTTTATAGAGCCATTTATCTACATCCAACAATACCCCACAATACTCAGTATAGGCTACCCAAGGTAAACTTTTATTCTCATATTGTATAGCCACATGCAGATTTTGCCTCCTTAATTCTACCTCCTGTCTTTCCTTTATCTTCTCAAGGTATTTGACATCATGAGCTGCATAAACTATAATATCTTCATCCAGGGCAGACCATATAATCTTTCCTCTGACTGTCTTATCCAATTTGACACCAAGATAATGATCAGCAGCAGACTGTAAACTCATACTGTGGATACCAGAAGGATATCCCAGCCACAATAATTTTTCTGCAAGATATCCATCCCATACATTCCTTATTACTATCTTTTGATGCAACAGGAAGCCATAGTCAAATATAAGATTCCATCCAAGGAACAACCTGTCACTCTCAAGATATTCTTTAAAGAACCTAAGACTTACAGTAGTGACATCTATCACTACCTGTAAGTCAAAGTTCCCCATCTGAACTAATAATAATTCTTTTGTGTATGGATCAAACCCTTTAGTCTCTGTATCCAACCCAACCTTCCTGAGGGGTTTTAACAGCTCTAAAGCAGTATATGGATTTATTATTTCATATTTATCAGATTCAGGTAATATCTGTTGTGTTACTACATAAATCATTCTTCATTTATCTCATTTTCAACTAAAGATTCAGGATCAAAAGTTATAACCCAGCCTAAAGATGTATAACTAATAGACTCTACTTTAGCATTAGCCTCTTGAAGAAACTCCCCTTCCATTATCATAGGACCTCCGGCAGGTCTTATATACCTTGCATTGTTACCTGTCATTCCTGTCTTTGTAAAAGCACTTTTGGTATGTAGTAAATAGGAGTAAGACTCTTCTGCTTTAGGCTTCCTGAGTTTAGTAAGGTAATTATGTTCCTCTTTGGTTTGTTTTAATTCTATTTTATCTTCCATGTGATGGTTGTAATGACATATCATCAAAGTCTATGGTGCATCCATACATACTTAGGAATGAACATCCTAATATACCATGTAAAGTGATACCAAAATCACTCTCTATTTTACCAAATGGTTTGCTCATATCAAGTACCTGGAAATTATCTTTATATACAGTACCTTTATATGAGAAAGGAATCTCTGCATAGGCACTACTACTGGTGACATTACCTTCCATACCATAGCAAACCCCTTCAATCTCCAGAAGCTTATGCTCAAGTTTATCCAAATGCTGAGAACTTACTACAGAAAAAGCAGCTCCTGAGTCCACCAGAAAGTTTAATTTCTTATTTCCTTCTTTATCAGTAACAGTTATAATAGGAAGGTTTATTTTCTCCATAATACTATCAAAAGGTATACTGGAGGAACCTCCCTGAAGTTTTTCAATTAACCATTTAGTACTCTTAGCTGCAATAAGGGCAAGAAATATTACTCCTAATAAAGCAGCTATGTTGATCCACAACTCCATATTTCATGTTTTTTTTTCAGTTATTACTCTCCAGTGCTCCCTAAACCACCTCTATTCTTATCT